GGTGTAAATGACGGTGTAACTGAAGGCGTTATTGATGGTGTAACAGATGGTGTAGGTGTTACTGACGGTGTTGGTGATGGTGAAATTAATGGATTAATTGTTGTTGTATCAACATAATCTAGATATTCAATATCAATTGGATCATTGTTAATATATAGTGGAATAATTTGCTGTAACTTAGAAAGTAAAAGTGGTGTTAATTGAGCTTGACTTGTTGGGGTTAAGTTAGCGTTTTTAACATAAAGTTTTAAGTTATTATTCTTTCTACCAGGTACAACCATTTTGTTAAATGATGTAACTGTATCAGTATTGTTTCTAACACCTTGTGGGACATCAAAATTGATTGTATCAATTGTTTGGTTAGCTAAGTAATTAAACTTAATTTCGTCCGGGTTTAATGCTTCATTATAAACATTGATATTATTAAGTGTGTAGTTATTTGGGTAACTATTATAATTTTCACCTAACGTTGAAATCGATTTGTTATCAATAAATGGTACACCAACACCGAAGTTATTATTCAAGTAATGACTTGTAAAGAATACATTTGCTGATAATGAAACCGTTTGTATTAATTCTGCATCGGTATAAATGTTTAAAAATCCATTTATAACATCTAATACAACAGCAATTTGAGAAGCGTTATTTACTAAATTAAACGGTACAATTTCAATTTGTTTATTCTTATAATCAAAGCCTGAATATAAGTCTAATCTAGCTACCATATCACCCTGATCAAATTCATTTACTGCATTAATTGTAGCAAGATTTGTTGGAACTTGGAAAGCAATGCCAGATAATGGCGGCACTGGTATTGAACCGTTAGGTGTTACAGCAACTAACATCTGGTATGGTGTAATGTTCTGCGTGCCATATGCACTTAGAACAAATAACGGTAACGTTGGTGAAACATAATTGTTATATGTACTAGCGAATGGGTAGTTACCATTTGTAGAAGTAACGCTATTAAAGCTAATAACACCATTCACTGGGGTTATTGTATTGTATGGGAAATAATATGAAGATAGAGCATTAACTGCTGCTTGATTAATAAATCCATATTTCTCTGTAAGACTTGCTGTATTATAACCTGTAAAATATGTTGGTATTATACTTGCACCGTATGGTAAGTATTGCTGCGGTATAAGATAATTATAAAACGAACCATTATAAAATGAACCGCTTTGAATAGAAAGCGATAGGTTTACTGGTTGGCTTACATTATTTGTCCTAACAACTTGTAACTTATAACCTGTTGGTTGTAACCCGGAATAAACTATATTTAAAGATGTCATTGAACCATCACTTGTTAATGATGATATAATAGTATTGTTTGATGTATTAATTAAAAACACTACTAAATCGTTTGGTATTGGGCCACCCCCAATATCAACAACACCTGATAGTAACGAATTATTAGTTGCATCGATTGAATAAGCAACAATTGCTGCATTTACATTAACTGATGTTTGGCTATCTAAAATTGGTGTGACTTGTGTGTATGCATTTACAACACCACCACTTACAAAGTTACCGTTTACAAATCCAGTTGCTTTAAAGAGATTATAAGATGCTGGCTTTGTGTATGTGAATTCATTATAGAAAACTGGATCAGCTAATATACCAGTATTGTATGTACTTTCTAATTCTGCAGTAACTAAATCAAATTTATCAATTAAAATATGACCATTAGCATCAGCAACATAACTAATTAACTTCGTTTTAAAGTTATCGTTTATAAAGTCAATTTTTAATCCTGAAACTGCACTGGTATTATTAAAGTAGGTGTTGTATGGGTTCTTATATACGTCAAATTGAGCAACAAAACTATTTGTTTGAATATAAAGATAATTGTCTAAAGCAACAATATCAAAGATACCACCGGTGGTGCATAACGTTGGATATTCTGTACCTGCTGAAAGGTCTTTATAGTAAACTGTATTGTTTAACTTTGATACACCTACCATGTTATCAAATATTAAACCACTATAACCTGATAACGTTGAAAGTGCATTATTATACGAAATAAAGCTATTGAAAAACCCTTGGTTTGTATTTGGTAATGCCACAGAACCAAGGTATATATTGTTTAGATAATCAAAACCATAAGCTATACCTTGAATTGAAGAAACGTTATCAAATTGAGGTGTAAGCTTTAATAAGTACCAGATTTGACTATTACCAATATATTGCTTACCATACAAGTTTTGATAACCAAATTTTGTACCTGGACTACTTGGAATAAATCCTGAACCTAATTGTGGGAATTCAAAAATGTTCAACACTTTACCATAAACAGCAAAGTCTAAGAAACCAGGGGTGTTGTTTGAAAGGTTATAATAAAATAACTTCAATACGTGGTCATTACCCGTATTAACTATATCAAGTACTTTGATAGGTGAGTTGATAAATGTGCTTACAGCAACATTAAATGTATTAAAATTGTCAATATCAAAGAAGTTAACACTAGAAAGGGTATTGACTAAATAGCCTGGTGTAAAGATATTTTTAACCCCACCTTTATATATACTTAGACCTTCATCATAATTATTACCAACTATTAAATTAGAGTTTATATTATCAAGAGTATTTGTTTCTAAATCAAATGAAATTGTTAATGAATTTGTTTGTGGGGATTGAGCAACGAACGCACCATAAGAACTACCAAAGAATGAGAGACTTGTTGTTGGTTGCTGCATTACATTAGCACCATTAAATGACTGAACTGCTGTAATTGCTTTAGTAAATGTATTAACAACCTTGTTAATGTAGTTATTACCAATTCTTGAATAGTAATAAGTTGATGAAGGCTCAAAAGTTAATGAACTTCTAATATCGTAGTAAAGTGAGCTTGGTACATTATTACTTTGTAAGAAACTTGATAGCCCTGGTGTGTAATTAAATGATTGAACATTTACACCGGAATAAGCAACGTTAAGAGCATTTGCTTTTGGGTAATAGTATCTGTCCAACCAATATGATGTTAATTGAGATGTGTCTGTATAAAGCCAAGAATAAAGATATATACCATTTTGTTCATTATAGTTTACAACGTTTGTATTTGGATTTAACCACTTTGTAACCTTATCAGAAAACACTGGTGTCAACCCACCATAAGCACCTTCATTTACTAAATTACTATCATCTATGTTAATAACACTGTACGGGTAAAGGGTTTGTGGTAATGTAAACTTTGTAACCACGTCTGGTAAGAAAGCATATTCCTTTGTATAGTAATTGTAATTTAATTGTAATTGTGCATTAAACGTTTCTGAATTTTGTTTTGAAAGAATGTTTGTGTAATTTCTTTGAACAACATTTTCATTACCAAATGGTAACTTATCATTGATGTAATAATTGTCACTTAAAACGTTCTTGGCTTTAAAGAAATCTACATTTACATCTGAACTTGTTAAGAAGTTATATTTACTTTGGTAATTGTAATAAAGGAGATGGTTTTGTGGAACATCTGTTACTGACTTGCTTGAATTTACTAAAAAGTCTTTAACACCCGACTTATTGTAGTAAATGAAGTCGTTTTTGAAATAAAGTTGAGGCTGTGTTAAGTAATTTGTAACAATAAAGCCAATTGATGCAACCGGGGTAACTGAAACATCAACAGCACTTAAGTATTGCGTGTTTATGGATGTTAATGAATAGAAGTTTGTTGGTGTTCTATAGAATAGTTTTAAATTACCATTACTATCAATAGCATATTCAAGTAAAGTGTATTGCGAGTTTAAATTGCATATATTATTACCACCAACTGAAAGATATTTTGTTATACCTTGATCAATTACAGAAATAGTGCAATGCAATCCATCAACATCATAGAATATAAAATTTGTGTTGGATGTACTACTTAATGAGTAACTAAATGTGAGGGTGCTTGTATTTGAAGGGCTTGAATTATAATAAAGGTAATATGAGCTTGGTGTTATTGTTGGGTAAGCATTAAATGCTAAATATGTTGGAAAAGTGAAATTTAACGTACTTGCTTTTGGTGGTAAATAAACAATGTCATTAACCGACATAGCGTTGGTTAAGAACATGTTTGAATAATTGATGATTGCTTCGTCTTGAAGACCACTTAAAGCATTAACCAAGTTCATTACCAAGCCTTGCTGCGTTACAAATTGGTTTTGATTTATAATCAAATCATTATCATGCTGATAAATGAACTCAACAGGTAAGAGACTATTAAATCCCGACAAAGAATATGCAAACGCCGAAAGCATCAAAAATATTTAATCCACGTAGTCATCGTCATCTACTATGTCGGATAATGTACTATTGTCGGTAAAATAATCGTTGTATTGTGGGATTACCTGGTTATCCCATACTTTATAGTTTTTATATATAAAGTCTGGCTCTTCACGTAAAAAATAATCGTAAACTTGGTTAGCTTCTTCCGGCTTTAATGTAACCATTAGCTGAGTTTTTATCTGATCGGCGTTGTTAGGTGTACACTTTGTTAATAGTTGTTTAACTTTGTTTATCAGGTTTTTGTCCATGATTTAAAGAATAGTGTTTCAGCAATGCTGAAACTTCCCAGAACAAATACGGTACTGGATAGCTAATAAATTTTTTACCGTCATGATATAGTATGCATATTTTTCTTACCTTTTTACCAGTTAACCCACTATATAGGTATGCATATAAAGACAATTGTAAGCTATAATCATTGTAATGACACTGCTGTAAATTATTTAATGGAGTTTTTAAATGTTTTCCATATTTGCTGTAAAATTCAAACTTTTTGTTGGTCTTAACATCTAATACATCAAAGTAATTTTCATCTACACCACATATCAAATCTGATGTACCAGCCACTTCGTAATGATCACTATAAACAAGCTCTTCACTTAAAATATTCTTATAATCATTTCTATTAAAAACATCTTCTAAACTTTTAACTAATTCGTAATCCTGTTCTAGTATTTCACCTGTCTTAATATAATTTTCAATTATTTCATGAATAGAAGTTCCTTTATCACAGGCATCTTTATTTGTCTTAACCCACTCACTAATAACCTTCTCTTTACTAACACCTTGTCTTTTAGCTACCTTTGCAGCAAAATAATCCCTATCAAACGGCTCCTTATATAAGGAAAGCAATTGAGAAACAGAAATATATTTTCTACCAGTTTCGGAATTAGTATAAGAGTGTGCTTCTTTATCAAACAAAACCATATTTTAATATTTTAATATACAAAAACTAATAATCAATTAACTAATAATCAATTAATATGGTTGTCTGGTGTGTAGGGATGTGTTAACAGCCACCACCTGGTACAATAGGTTCTGGTGGGGAATTAAAACCCAGGGTAATAATTACCCGGTGGAATAGCTGGTGGTGGGTAATAAGAACCCGGAGCACAAAAAGCACCAGCTACACGCGTACTTATTGTACCTGGGTAACATTGTAACGATCCATCAGCTGGACAAATATAAATTTGTGTACCAGCGGGATAAGTATTATTGATATTAACAGATGCATTGGTACCACATTCATTATAACTAAAATAAAATTGATAAACTGGATTTGTTGGTGAATAATTAACGGCTGGTAAATTTGATGTAATTATATAACCATAACAAATACTAGATGGTGAAGGGGTTGGTGATGGTGTTACACTAGTTGTAGGTGTTGGAGAAATATGTGGGGTTGAAGTTGGGGTCAATGAAGGGGTAGGTGTTTTTGAGGGGGTGATAGAAGGTGTTGGTGTAACTGAAGGTGTCTTACTCGGTGTTATTGATGGTGTCGGTGTAACTGATGGATAAACATAACCAGATGTAACTGAAGGTGTTGGTGTTGGGGTTGGTGTTGGGGTTGGTGTAACTGAAGGGGGTGATGATGGTGATGGGGTTATTGAAGGCGGTACATAACCATATTGTGCATCTTCAATATAATAAAACGCAGCACAACCACTAGAACCGGCAACAACACTATTACCTGTTGGTGTTAAAGAAAGGTTAACAGATGTACCAGTTGCAGTTGCGTAAAGAGTATCATTAGTTGTAGAAACTTCATCTACAATAGTAAGCCCTAACGGAGTTTGAATTGCAAATCTTGAAATTGATAAAAATTGTGCATTTTTATTTGAATAATACTGAAGAGATGTAGCAAATGGTGATGCATTATTAGCAACAGATAGTTTAATTACAGTGTTTTTCCCTGAAACTGTTGTTTGGTAAGAATTATACCTTTCAAGATAAATTGGGTTATTACTTTGACCGCCAGTTTGAATATTAGTTTTTGTTGTTAAAAGAAGCTGGTCTTGAATTAAATTTATTAAACTTATCGATGATACAACAGGTATAACCGTACTATCGCCTGTTGATAAGAATGTTGTTAAAGTTACTGGATATGTACCAGGGTAGACATAACTGTGGGTTGCAGTTAAGTTAGTTGATGTTGTACCATCACCGAAATTCCAAATAACTTGCTTATTAGACACGTACTTCGGAGCATTACTGAAATTAGGTACGAATGTAAAAACTTCGAACGGTAAAGTGTAGCCTGTCATTGGCCACATCTCTACATTGAGTCTATTATAGATATCAAAAGTTACATTACCCACAAATATATTTAATTATCAGTATGGGTTAGTAAACTAATTAAAACAATGTTGTCTTGCTTATATTGTTAGTACCGGAATTAGTAAATGTGGAGCCTCCAATATTATTAAAAGCATTACCAGAACATGTAGATGTTAATGTAATTGTACCACCACCATAATAACCATTTGAGAATGTATTATAGCTGCAACCACCATTTAAATATACTGCACCACCAGAACCATTTGCAAATGCATTAAGGTTAGAGAATTGACAATAATTAGTGTTTGCCATGTAAATACCATAACCCGTACCTAGCTGGGTCCAAGCTATGTTATTAAACAAATTAAATCCGTTATTGTTTAATGACCAACCTGACGCTGCTCCAGATGAATTGTTTAGATCAATTGCAATGTTTTGTATACCGCTATTATAGGGGGAATTGCCTTGATCTATTAACATATTATTACATTGAATGTTTGATACATAAGTACCACCATTTTGATATAAACCCCTATAAACAGCAACACAAATAAAGTTGTTTATGAACACACCTTGAGGACCAACACCACCACCTGGAAGAGCTCCTAAATAAATTGCATATTGCCAAAACTCTGCTTGTATGTCTGTAATGGTTGTATTGATTGTACCAAAAATTGCTATACATGCACCTTGACCTGGGGTTGAACCACCTGTAGATGGTGTTGTATTATCATGTACAACAACGTTACCGCTTGTTGCACCACCACAACCAAAAATTTTACTTACTTGAGCTTTCCAAATATTGTAAAGATAAATACCATTTGTCCAACCTTGCGTGTTACTCGCAGCGTTACCATTATTGTAAATGTTAATGTCATGTACACGAACACCGTCAGTTGCTTCACTTGAACCAGTGCCTGTTGATCCATACGTAATTGTGATAGCGTTAGCTGCTGTTGTATTAGTTGAAAAACTTAAATCGCAAACTTCAACAGATGCTAATGCAGTATTACCACTACCATGGGCTATTGTTATTGTTAATCCGTCTGCTGCAGATGCTGTTTGTAAAATAATAGATGCTTTTCTATCACCGCAAATTGTTACCAATTGTGGATTACTGATTGATACAGCTAATGCAGAACTAATTTTGTAAGTACCAGCTGGAAAATAAAGAACACCACCTGAATAGCCGGACGAAAAAGCTTGTAAAGCGGTAATAGCTGCGTTAATGGTTGAAGTATCATCTGTACTGCCATCACCTTTTGCACCGTATGCTTGAACATTAAATACACCATTTGTTTTTTGCAATTTACCAGATGTGTTTGTAATTGTTTGAGCACTTGCTAAGTTTGGAATATATACGTTTTGAGATGTATCAATGTTTATTGCAGCTATATTGTTTGTTCCAAGACTGTATGGTACTAAAGCATTAGTAAATGAAGCTGCTGTTTGTCCAACAATACCATTTGTTAAATAAGTACCAGAATAACCAGTGCTTGTAATTACATCAATAAGATTGTTTGTACTATTTGCAATGGTTTGACCAGCAACAGCGTTTGTAGCTGTGCTTGCGTTTTGTGATTGTAATGTGAAAAAAATTACCAGCAACGCTATTAGTAATGAATATTCTACCGGTCATTGCTCCGTGTGCAGCATCAGTAACTGTTGAACCTACACCACTTAATGGTAAAAATTGGCTTGTAACGTAAGCTGGGTAATCTAAACCATTACCAACTCTTACTGCAGATAAATTTCTTGTACCATTTGTAACACCGTCAATAGGAATAACGTCATCAGCACTTGGTGTAAAAACGTTTGGAAATTAATATATTCTTTCGTTAGGCATTTATTATATTTATTAGCCTACATACCACTTAATACCATCCGTCCAAACAGGCACTGTTAATAAACCAGCACCATTAGCTGAATTTCCAAAAACAACTGTATTACAATTATTAACGAATGCTCTCATACCTGCAACTTTAGATGGTAATGCATTAAATGCAACTGGTGTGGTAATTGTAGCTACAGTTGTTGAAATCGATGATTGAGATACTACGTAAGTGTAAGCTGTTGACCATTGTGATGAATTGCCTGTTGTATCATAAACATAATTCTGAGCACTAATAGCATTTACTAAAGTTAAATTGTCTTGGAATGTAGTTAAATTACTACCAATAATGAAAGCATTGTTACTGTAATTTGTATTTTGATAGCCGCCTAAAATACCACCATACAAACCAGCCATTACATTATTAAAACCGATTTGTAAACTACTTAACTGTGGGATATAAACAAAGCCTGGATCAGCACATAAAGCTGAACTACTTGAAGCGAATTGAACGTAATTTTTTTTACCAGCAGCCGATAAAGCAATGTTAAAGTTAAAGTACTGCTGTAATGTTGAAAGATCAACATTATAAGTTGTTGCGCCATGAACTATAGGCATTACGTCACCTGCTGTTAATGGTAAGACATTTTCTACTGCTGGTAATTCTAGAATTGTTACGTAGCCCATTTATAATATTTAATATAAACTTGACTATTTAGGAACGTAAATATAATATCGGTATGACAATTGCAGATTATCTAATTAAGTGCATTAACAATGGTGAGCTTAGCAATAGCCGACCTGGCTATCTTAGAGGTATGGGAGAGAATTGGAAGTTCATTCCCCACTTTAAGTACGGGCCTGGCATTCTTGTGAACAATGTTACAAATAGCGTTATGTCGGTTGCCGAGATTAGTGACAGATTCATTGATCCTGAGTATAATGATTGGGCTGTTGTACGTTAAATTATACACGAGTTCCTAATTTATGATAACAGTTTGAGTGAGGAACTGTGACATAATATAGTATGGCAAGAAAAGCTAAATTTCACTTATACGAGTTTGCTGACGGAGTGCAGCAGATTCCATCTTCGTACAAAGCCAAGTGTAACATTACCGGCGAATTTGTACCTATATACCACAAGTTTCTTGAAAAGCTCATCAAAAAGCATTACAAGAATAACTTTGAGTATTTTCTTAAGCATTATGCACAAAAGAGTGCAGCTAAGAAAAAGCTCGAAGATGATGGTTATACAGATGATCAGTTCTCATTAAATGCATATTCTGATTATCTTGTAATATGTTACAAGGCTTGCATTGAAAATCTTAAAGATAACTTCAATCAGGAAGCTATTGCCCGTGTCAAGAATGAGATGCAAACTATTGCGTCCAATTTTAGGAAACATTTTAACCGTGATGTAACTAAGTTTGTCTAGGAACATTGATACAATAAACGTATGAATCTTAATCTACAAGAGACCTCTTTTACAAGAGTTTCAGATATTCAAATACCTGATATATTTTATAGAAGGTTCAAGACTGGCATTACTGAAATTGACGAACTATTTGGTAATGGTATTCTACCTGGGTCTTCTTTTACTGTAACTGCCAAGGCAGGTTGTGGTAAGACTACTTTCTTGCTACAAGTGTTTGAAGCTCTTGCTAAGACCGGTTACAATGTTGGTTATGCTTCTGGTGAGGAAAATATTACTCAGCTAGCTTTTAATTGCAAACGTCTTAATGTAACCAATCTCTGTATTGCTAACATTACTGATATTGATGAGCTAGTAAAGGCAACTGAGACGTTCGACGCTATCGTTGTTGATTCATTTCAAGCTCTTTCTACAAAGACAGATATGAACTCAAGAGAGAAAGAGCACTATGCAATTACTTCTCTTGTAAATGCTGCAAAGGGAAATGAATGTGCAATCTTTTTCGTAATGCACCTTACCAAAGCTGGTGTGCTTAAGGGTGGTACTCTTATTCCCCATACCGTTGATGTTAATATGGAAATTACCATTGATGAAGCTTCTGGTGATGATAGGGCACGTATCATTACGTTTTCAAAGAATAGATTTGGTCCTTGCAACGAATTTACAAGCCTTCTTACTGATAAGGGATTTATTTTTACCGGACGTAAGCAGGTTGCTGAAAAAGCTCTCTCTAAGGAGCAGCGTATGAAAGAGCAAATGAAAAAGGTTATTGCCATGATTGAACCACCTTACATTACGAAGAAGAGGGTGATGAAGGAGCTTGATATTACTTCATCACAGGCTTATGTGATACTTAAGGAGTTGTGTTATAGGGATGATATCAAGAAGTATGGTCGCGGTGATAAGGCGGTGTATAAGGTAACTGCAAAGAATTTTAAACTCAACATTCCAACTAATAGTAATTTTACTACAATGGTTAATGGGGGTTTGGTAACTAATTAATATAAGATGGGGGTGTGGTGGAATGGTAGACACTATAGACTTAAAATCTGTTGACCGGAAGGTCGTAACGGTTCGAGTCCGTTCACCCCTACCACTTTTCAAATGATTGTTTTTAAACCAACTAAGCAATTCAAACTAAAGTATAAAGGCGTAGATTTTAATACCCTTTCTTTGGTTTATTCAATCATTTTTGATAGCGTTTATAAAGTAAAAAGGAAACGTAGTTATGTATTGTATTTGCATGAGACAAAGTATAACTACTCTTTTTACAGGTTTCAGAGTGGTAGATTTGTCCGTGTACATGTTAGCCATATTGTAAAAAATTTTAAAAAAATGAACTCATATTTACTTCATGAATTCAGACACTTCATGCAAGATAAAATTTTTAAGATACCGCTAACTAAAAAGAACTATGATGAATCAACAGTTAAGTCTTATCTTGGCTCACCGGTTGAGTTAGATGCTGATAGGTTTGAGATGGAAATGAGTGAAAAGGTACTTAAACTTTACAACAATCTTATTACTACAAAGAAACAATTTTACAACCATTCAAAATACAAGGAAAATTGATATAATACATGTATGAACGATACCATTAAAAAACTAATTGAACTGGGCATTTTTACTGATCCTAATTTTGTTCCACGTGAGAAGGAACGCAATAGGTTTGGAAGAATGTGTTACGCGCATAAGACTGCTGGTGAGATTGAGATTTTTACAAAGGAGTCATTTGAAAAAACTAAGCATTATTACGATGCTAATGGCGCAAGGTCTGCTATAAAGAATTTTTCTAAGAACGTATGTGCATGAATTACGAGAATTTGGATAGAATTATTATTTCTATAGAAAGAGAAATTCAGGATAAACAAGTTGTTGACGTAAAGCACGTTGAAACGCTTCTATGTGTTTTGAAGCAATTTAGAGATAATAAAGCTGGAGAGGCTATTATTGAGTTCGATAGACAAATTGTTTTGGATTTGAACTAATGAATAAGAACGATATTGTTTATAATACAACCGTAAATGGTTATCTTTACATTTACGACAAGTCAGGGTTTATTAGCGTTTACGATACCAGTTTAAATGAGGTATTAGTAGAGAATAGTAAAGCTCAGTGCATTTACAGGTCTCAAGTTAATTGTTCTTCAATGAGAGATTTTCAAATGGAAATAATTTACATCTCTCAGAAAATTAACGAATACAATCAAGTAATGCTTGAGTGATTAATAAGCAGCAACGTAGTTTATAGCTCCTTTAAGGTATGCAGTAGCTCCCAAGTCTGATACTTGTAAGTTATTACTACCTCCACCACTATTACGGTAAATACCGTACAAGGTAAAGTCTTGCAACGAACCACTATTATCACCTACAATACCAATTAACTGGCCGTTTGAAGCAGCAAAGCTTGTTACTCTACAATCACCCCAAATTGTATTACCGATGGCAACTGGGTAAGGTAAATTATAAAGATAAACGTTGCCTGAAGCTGAGTCAATTGAACTTAAGGTAATAATAAAAGTACAGTATACTTGTTTTCCCGATTTAATATAAACACCGGATGTTACATTAGTTGCTGATATACCCGAACCGTTATTTGAACTTGACAGTTTAGGTGTCCAAGTACCTGTTAACTGGTAGAATGCTGTTGTTTGAGCTGAATTATCACTAAATATAATTGCATTGCCTGGATTTACTTCAATATTGTTTGAAGATAATGCATATGAATCTAAAGCTAATGCAAGTGTACTTTGATTCGTCCCAGTTGGGGCTAGCCAGAATTGAACTTGAGAACTTGCTGCTGAAGCGGTGTAGTTACTCGTTGCAACGTACTGTAAGTAATTCTGACCTTGAGCAGATCCTGGTGGTAAATATGAACTGCCTTGATAACCGTTAAACGTTATACGGCCTAAAACATCACCCGCTGAAAGGCCTGATGGGGTAGCTACCGTACCTCTAGCACTTCTTATAATTAAATTGGGGAACGCGTTTTGGTTTGGGTTTAAATTTGTTGCTGATAACCCAAAGCCGTCAAATGTAATTCTTGTTTGAGTGTTGTCATTACCAGTTACATGGAACAAGTCACCAGCATTAATAATATTTTGATAAGCACCACTACTAGAACCAACTAAATTAAATGCACCTCCCGTACCACCTGACACATAAGGTACATGCATATAAAAAGAACCACCACTTATTGTTGTGGTTGATGTTGAGTTACCGTTGACAGTAAAAATACCTGCCGTGGTAAACCCACCAACTGCACTTAACACATTATTACATGCAGAGTTGGTGTAAGGGTTTTGAAAACCAATATTATAGTTTGAGGACATTAGAATGAAGCTCCTGTATTAGATACGCGGCACCATATATTAGTAATACCGCCGTAGTTTCCTGTACAGTAATAAAAGTAATTTGTATCATTAGATACCATACCAAAAGCATCCCTTTTTTTGCCTTTAGAAGCAGCGGGCACTGTTTGTAAAGGTTTTGTGGGTGGTGCTAATGAATATTTTGTTGCCATTATCAATAGTTTGTTACTAAAGCGTAAGCTGAACCAGGGGTTACCAATGTCTGAGCTTTTAATTGAATTTCACTTACGTTGTTAGTTAAAGTGATGTCCAATGAAGAGTTATTTAAGAATGGCAATGCAATACCTTGCCCAGCCCTTGTTAACAATAATGTATCACCAGTTGTATTAACAACCGTAGCTACTCTACCTGTTAATGATGGGAATGGTGTAAAGCCTGCTGTTGTAACTTGAACTTGTGTCACGTACCAATTTGTAGCAGCTGCAACACCAACATTGCCTGTTGCTGCTACGTTACCACTTACTGCTACCGTATTGGTTACATTTGTATTATTTGATGATACTGCAATTGCATACGTACCATTTGTTTGAACGTTAACAGTGCCACTAACTGCTGCAACACCTGTAATACCAACATTACTTACTTGAATGTTTGTAGCAGATAATGTAATGTTTTGGTTAATATCACTGGCGTTAACCAAGTACACCAACTCAGCTGTCTTATTATAATAGTTTGTCTGTGCCTGTGGTTGGCCTGTTGGACCAATATCATAACTTTGAATTACAGATGTGATTTGAGGAAAACGTGTATCATTTACAATTTCGGTGTACTTGTTGTATTCCATGTCGCGGATGTTACGCGAGATAAGGTACGGATTATATGACATACTATTATTTATTGAAAAATAAAGTGGATATTATAAAACCCCCGTTATAATAGTGGTGTATGAAAAATCCAAACGAACAGTGGAATGAATATCTCAGCAATCGTGACATTCGTCCAAAGACATTTACCGTTACGCTCGAGCGCGATCGTAGTGGTAACTTTACAATCGTAGGCAATGAGACCAAGATGCTCGATGTTGTTAACCAATATGAGGCAGATTGGGTTCGTGTTGATAGCCGTAATTTCCTTACTGCTCTCCGCAACTCTCAGGTTACAGTCGCCTAAGATTTGTCTTATAAAAGAGCCTAGGCTATTAATAGCTTAGGCTCTTACTTTTTTTAAAAATATTGATATAAATATAAACGTATGAAAAACATTATACCTATCATCGCAGTGTTAGCATTTACTGCAACGGTAAATGCTCAACAAACCACAGCGGACGGTGCCGCAGTAGGTGCAGTAGCTGGGGCTTTAATTGGTGCTAATAACCACGCTCCCGTAGCAGGAGCAGTTGCTGGTGCCATTGTAGGAGGTGTAATTGGTAATGCTATTGAACAAAATCAACAGAAACCGGTAATTGTACAGACACCAGCACCCCCAGTAGGTGCAGCAGTTGTTTGTACCCCTGTACCCCCTGGAGCTCCAGTAGTTGTTGAGTTTATATCAACTGGAAACCCGTTTATTCAGTACGGTTACGGCCCTATTAATCAATTAGGTTACCCAGAATATGTATTTGTTTATCAATGGAATGGTGTTATGTGGGTATCAACTTATTACCCGTACAATGCATTTGTAAACTGGTATGTTGGGTTTTGGCACCGCCCATTGCGTTTAGGTCACGAAAGTGAACATTTTTATAACCATCAAGAGATAAAACATAGAAACCCTCGCGAGCGGGAACATAGATAAAATATAAATTATTAATTCTAATTCAAAAGCCTAGAATTAATTTTCTAGGCTTTTTTTATGAAAGCAGTACAACCACAAGAAAAAACTTCTCTTTTACTCAACCGCAACCACCAAGCTATTGCTTTAGTTACAGCTAGAGCTGCTATTAGACACCTTATGACTGATAGAGTTAAAGGTATCGATGCAATGGGTAACATTGTATCGTGGTCTGGTACTGATATTCAACTTGGAAACACACCAAGCACTTTACGTTGGTACAATAATGAAGTATCTCTTTTCGAGGACCAACCTTGTCTTCGTAGTGCTCCAGACCCAGTAATCGGTACTGAAAAGCAATGGGCAGTACCAACCATACTATTGTGTAATTACCATTTCGGTTACAGACGTAAAACAGGTGAATATGTTTCACTCAAATATCTTTACTCTGTTTATAAAGGTATTTGCCAGTACTGCTATGAAAAGGTTTCTATGTCAGAAGCAACTAAAGACCATCTTTATCCGAGATCTTTAGGTGGTACTAATCATGACTTTAACCTCGTACTTGCTTGCCGTTCTTGCAATAGTGCCAAGGATAACAAATACCCTTACTTTGATGTCGATGGTAAAGAAGTTAATCCAAAAATTAGCAGTATGTACGCTTCCATTATCCCAGAAAACTTCACCATAAGAGATGAATGGAAACCTTATTTACATATTGATTAATTGGAACAGGTTTATAATATATAAATATTAATAACAATGATAGAAACACAACAGGCAATTAAATGGTTTACATTACCTAATACAGGTTATGTAGGACCACGCGATTCGTGTTGAAGGGTTTAAATCTTTTTATACATTTAAAACCCTAAGACCTAAAAAGCTTAGGGTTTTTTTATTAATGCCAGGCTAGTGCCATAACTAGCCCAAACGACCGACAATGGGTGTCCAAACCAGTAAATCAAAAGCTGAGAGGGGCAAGATTAATAAGTTCTTTGTTTCAATAATATATAGACGAGCCCCGGACGTCTTTAAATAACTGCCGGGCCAATTTTTTTATTAGTTTTGGCTCCTTGCCTCAATTGGTACAGGACTTCTTTTGTAAAGAAGCATAGACGAAAGTCGTTTCTCGGTTCGAGTCCGGGAGGAGCCTCCACTTTGCAGACCCGCCAGTAACCAGATAACCCTCGGGTAATGAAACGTCGGGTGATAATTTCTGCTGACACTGCAAAAATTTTATAGAGAGTTAAGGGTACTGCTACCGGGATGTACGCGGTAGGATCTACGCACTACGGAATAAGTCTCATAACCAAACACTCTCTCCCTTTTCTTGGGAGTATGGCACAGCGGCAACTGCAGAAGACTGTAAACTTTTTTAATTAAAAGTCATGAGGTTGACCTGTTCTAGCATAAATATTAACAGAGTGAACTACAGTTTAATATATGAAAGATTAATTGAAAAAGCTAAGAGTAGAACTTCTTTAGAAGGTTACACTGAAAAGCATCACGTTATACCCAAATGTATGGGTGGGTCTGATGATCCCAATAATCTAGTTGCTTTGACTCCGGAAGAGCATTATGTTGCACATCAATTGCTTGTAAAGATATACCCTAATAACTCCTTGTTAGTGTTTGCTGCTCATAAAATGTGCTGTGGAAGATTTAATAATAAACTTTATGGTTGGCTAAAACGTAAACATGCTCTAGCAATAGGTAAACATAATTCAATAGCAAATAAAGGCAGTAACAATCAATGTTTTAATATGAAATGGATACATAACCCTGTCTTAAGACAGTCTAAACGCATTAACAAAACCGACATTATACCTGAAGGTTGGCGTAAAGGTAGAGTTATTAATTTTGATAGTTTTAATAAAAGACAGGAACTAAATTACCAAAAACAAGTTAAAAAAGCTACGCGTAAGAAAATCAAACAGGAAAAAGACGTTTTAAACAAAAAAAGACAACTAGAAAGGCAGCATAATAAACAAGTTTTTGCAAGAAAACTATATAATAATTTTTTAAGTAGCGGTTGTAGGTCAGTCAGAGATTTCTTACACACACAAAAAGAATATAATTACTCTTTAACGAGTTTGTGTAAATTATGGAAAAAATTTATACCTGAATATACCCCTATACCTAGAAAATGCTATAAAGGGTAAGAGGCTACTATTGGTTGTGTAGCAACGGACTGTAAATCCGTTCTCTTTCGAGTAACATTGGGGGTTCGATTCCCTCCTTGCCCACCATTTCAAGGAATTTACGGATATAGTGTAATGATAGCACGAATCTCTCCAAAAGATTCTGTCAGGGTTTAACTCCTTGTATCCGTGCCAATTTTATTAAACATAGGAGCGCTGGTGCCAAAGGCGATAAGCTGACGAGCGAGAAGCTTAGGTTTGAAGTTGAGCCGGGTCTAAAGCGTACTTTAGATCAGTCGTAAGTTAAAGTCTTACCGCTCCTGCCAATTTAATATGGGGTGCTAGCTCAGCTGGTCAGAGCGTTTGATTGTCAATCAAAAGGTCACGAGTTCAACCCTCGTGCATCCCGTTTTTTTATTGCTCGGTAACTCAGGGGCAGAGTGCTCGCCTGTTAAGCGAAGAGTCGTTCGTTCGATCCGAACCCGAGCAGCCATTTTCCTTTATAGTTAATTCTAGTTATAGATACCATAGTTAACTTCTATGGTATTCCAATTAGGTTTTACTAGTATCTATAATAAATAATTTTCAACAACCAAAGCCTTCAGGTGGCGGTTCTAACAAGAAAGACACAAAAACGTATGATTATAGTATTAGCTATAGCATACGGAGCTGTTGCCGGAATTATTGTACTCGCTATAAATGATTACAAGGGTAATAACACTTCATATTATCAAAAGATTATGAGTGTGAAAGACCCAGCATATAACGGCATCATATTCCGTAGCTTATAAAAAGAAAACAACGCTCCGTTAAAGCAATTTAACGGAGCTCTTTATTTTACAGGAGAGTGGCTCGACAGATAAGGCATCACCGTCATAAGGTGCTATATATGGGTTCAAATCCCATCTCTCCTACCATTTTATGCTGGGGTAGCTCAGTTGGTTAGAGCATCGGTCCTACACACCGGTTGTCGTCCGTTCAAGTCGGACCCTCAGCACCATTTTAATAAATAGTTACATGTCGTTTAAAACATTCTTCTTTGAGAGTAACTACCGCATTTTATTGTTGATCACCAACAGTTAGATGAAGATAGTTGTTTTGATTTTTTAGATTATCAAAATGACTTAATGTTAGTATCTAGTGAATATCAGCTTCCAACAGATGTTATATCTTTTATATACAAAAATGGTACTCCAGTATTAAAGATAACAACGGTCGGTCTCGATCCTGCATCAGATGGTGATAAAATCTTTTATACAGTAAACGATCCAAAGATTTTAAATCAAATAGCTGAAAAATTTTAAGTTCTAGGAGGTACCGGAGTTGAACTTGCAAAAATGATAAGAAATAATAAGGTAGATTTTAGTGTACATGTAAATACAGTTGAAGACTTTGGTAAAGATTATCCGGACTCAGAATTAAAAGGATTTTTGTACAAAAAAAGAGCAGTTGTTGCTCTTAAACGATTTTTGAAAAAACTTACAGCCAATGGAACTAGTATATAATTCTTTCGTTCTTTAAACACCTATGTAGATAAAATACATCTGATATGACGGCGCATTAGAGACGACAGTTTCAACTGACTGAATAACTGAATGTGTACAAATGCTGGGAGTAGTCAGGAGTCTCCCCAACCTAAAATGATCAATTTTACTCGACTAGGCGAGTATATTATGAATTATATGATAACATGGCGACGTGGACTAATGGCTAGGTCACCGCTCTTTCACAGCGGTTTGTACGGGTTCGAATCCCGTCGTCGCTACCATTTTATGCCCCTATCGAATAGCGGTTAGTTCGTCTGCTTCTCAAGCAGTTTATCCGGGTTCGAATCCCGGTGGGGGTACCATTTGCACAACAATAATTTAATTTAAAGGTAGTCCAACATAAGTATAATGTATGGGAAAACAAATAACAATTGTTATATGGTTATTTGACAGAAATAATTTCAAAACTGGGGATATAGTGATAATTGGCAGCACAGTTGATTTGCATTCAACAAGTCGGGATTCGAGTTCCCGTATCTCCACCACTATATATTAATATGCAACTAGAAGTAATTGCTTACCATAGTAGAATAAAGACTGATACGTCATGGCCAATAGCATTAATTTTTAATGCGGTTATTAACCAGCTTATCTTAAAGTATGGTGAAGATAATGTAAAGCTTACAGAGAATAATACATTAGGTCAGATGGCTATCAGAAATACACAAACTAATAAACACATTGTGATTTCGTATCTTGACTATCCTGATAGACCATACGATTTTATTTTTGATAGTAACTTAGTTAGATTTTATGGTTGTGCTAATGCACTTACGGTAAGAAAGCATACAAGTGCTCCTATCACAGGTGTTTCATATTGGATTAACAATTGCATATGGCATGAAAGAGATGTTGATGAGGTAAAGAGTATGAAAATTGAAAGAACAGAAAATCAGATGCTCTTTACTGGATTACTTTATTTGTTTAGAGAATATCTTTCACAGCAACAATCAGATAAGTTTTTAGTTAAGCCATATGTTGATTCAAATTTTAAAGATTATCTTATTAGAACAGCTAAGTGTAAGGTTGCATTAAACTTAGATGGTGCAGCTGAAATCAATACAAGGGATATTGAATATTTAGGTATAGGTGTACCGATGCTTAGACCAAGAATAGTCAATTGTGTATTCCACAATCCTTTGTTACCTTGGGTGCATTATATTCCATTTGAAAGACATAGTGATTTTAAACTAATGATGGGTAATATGATTGAAACGTATGACATGATTATCAATAGAAATGACTTACTACAAACCATAGCTAACAATGGCTATGAATGGTATAAAAAGAACGGTACGGTTTTAAAAAATATTGGTATTTTGTTATCTGTTTTAGATTTGGATGAATTGAGATAATAGGAACATAGATATAATTGTTATGTTCTTTTAACAATTTCGCGACAGAGTGACATGTAGTGTACTGCTCTTCTAGATATTGCCGTGCACGAAGGTTTCAATTCTCTGGGCACCAGATTAGAGGTGCCATTATTTTATGGGGGTATAGCTCAATGGTTAGAGCAGCTGCCTTTAATAGGAGCACTATAATCGAAAGATTATACGTGAATGGTGTAAATTCGGTGAACGGTTTAACCTCCCAACGCCGAGCCAAGCCCGAAAGGGAAGGTGTAGAGACTATAATCACCCACCTGTCAAATGGTGAAGGCATAGTCCAGACCACGCAGTAGCGAAAGCTATGTAGCGAAAGCTATAGTGGTATGTTAAGCAGTAGGTTTAGGGTTCAAGTCCCTATGCCCCCACCAATTTCTTTAATCAGCTACCTTGTATATAGCTGATTAAACAATAATTATTAATGCACAGTAAACAAAAAAGGAAATATTGGAGAGATAGCGGTAGCGTTGGGGTTAACAAAAAAAGGTTTACCAATATTTAAAGAATTGGGAGATCTTTGTAAAGTGGATATAATAACAATTGTTGATTATAAATGTATTAAAATACAAGTAAAAAATTTAGCATCTATTAACAGTAATAATTTGATTCCTTTTTCAATACATAAATCTGGTCCAAATTATGAATTTACATATACAAAAAAAGACGTGGATGTGTTTGCTTGTTTGTTACCAAATGATAAAGTCATATACGTAGGTTGGGATGATTTAAAGGGAAAAAATGGTTTTGTTTTTAGAATTAACAAGACAAAAATGGGCAAACAAAAGGTATAAACTATTATGAAGATTTTTTAGATTTTGATAGAATTTTAAAACAATTGGAACATTAATATAATACATTTTTAGTTATTTGACACATTTTTTGGGGCTGTTATGGATTCTATTCTGTACCAGACTTATTAGAAGCAAGCAAGGTTGTTAGACCTTTCAAAACTAGCAAAAACATAAATGCTAAATTAACAAGCAAAGTAAAGGGTTACTTCGCAAAGCTTTCCGAAGCTTTTGTTCCAGAAGTTACTCCACTCGCAGCTTAATCTGCGATCAGTTATACAATAGATTCTCACTATATTGTGTAGCTGTTAAACAGTGAGAACGTTGTTTGAGATTATCAGAGTAGGTAAAATAACGTTACACGTATTCTGAAAATTCCAATATCTTGTAGTTAAGGTATGGTCTTATTATTACTACTAAGCTTGTAGAAACTGATCGGAAAGTTACGGAACACCCGGGTTCAAATCCCGGCAGCTCCACCAATTTATCGCTCGATATCGTTGAAATACGACGCAGCCGGACCAAGTAACATCGGCGGTGATGACTTCTGCGGAAACAGAATCGAGCGACATCAATTACGCGCGGCGGGGTAACCGTAGTCGGTTCCTTGCTTTTGGCCTACTAAAAAGAGAGGAAAATGTGAGCGGGCTGCTCGACCACGAGAGGCTGGCGATGCTGCAGCAGCTACCAGTACGTACCCCACACATCACCAGTATTGGCACAGTAAATTTAAGCATTTGGTAGTTGATAAGATCAACTAATATATTAATAATTTTATTATTAAAACCGGCGCGTAGTTCAGCGGTAGAATGTTCCGTTTGGGACGGAATGGTCGCAAGTTCGAATCTTGCCGCGCCGACCATTTTATTGCCCCCTCATCTAAAGGTAGGATACGCGGCTTTGACCCGCTTTGTGATCGTTCGAATCGATCGGGGGCAACCATTTTTTAGTCCTGTAGTGTAATTGGAAGCACCGACAGTCTTATAAACTGTGTGCGCTAGATTGGCGCCGAGCCTCGGTTCAATTCCGAGCAGGACTACCAATTTTTTGGAAGAGTGGCTGAGTGGTTAAAGGCACTCGACTTGAAATCGAATGTCGGTGAGAGCCGGCCGTGGGTTCGAATCCCACCTCTTCCTAAGTTTGGGTATATGAATAAGGAAACTGGTACAACCATTTCACTCTTATGGAAAGGTGGCTGAGCGGTCTATAGCAGAAGTTTACTAAACTTCCGATGCTTTAAGGCATCCGGGGGTTCGAATCCCTCCCTTTCCGTTTTTTTACGCTCCAGTGACGTAGTAGCGAATCGGTACAGCTTACAGACTTAAAATCTGTCGTTTTCGGGGTTCGATTCCCCGCTGGAGCACCATACACTTGTAGCTCAACTGAATAGAGCTTCTGGCCACGGACCGGAAGGCTGGGGGTTTAAATCCCTCCGAGTGTACCATTTTATGCATCAGTAGCCAAACGGCCAGGCAAGAGTCTGCAAACTCTCATATATCGGTTCAAGTCCGGAAGGCCCTACCATTTTATGCTTCCATAACTCAGATGGTAGAGCGCGATCTTGGTAAGATTGAGGCGGCCGGTTCAATACCGGCTGGAAGCTCCATTTTAGTCGATAAGTAATTTTAAATGCACTAGTAGCATAATGGTTAATGCACCTGCTTGCCAAGCAGGAAACTCCGAGTTCGAGTCTCGGCTAGTGCACCATTTTTATGCCCCGGTGAGACATGCAAATTGGTACAGCTACTGCGTTTAGACCGCAGCTTTTTGAGGGTTCGAATCCCTCCCAGGGCACCATTAAATAATTACATGAGTACAAAAGACTATTACGCAATAGCAGAACAATATAGTTTTGTTACAGAGAAATGGGGTTTTAATGGTCCGCAAGAAGTAATATGGAAATACCCAAATGGTGAGAAAGTACCAGTTACATTTGTAAAAGGGGTACCACAAGGGTATAAGCACCTTGGTGGTATAGGTGGTTTGTATGGTGGTGCAAATTTTGATACTAGCATTATTGATGAAACAAAAGATTGGCTAGAGTGGTCTACTGGTATGCATACCCACCACTACCTTTCACCTTCATTAAAGGTTTGGTACACAAAAGACACATCTGATTAATTTGCTCCTGTATAATGGCGGTAGTGGCCAAACGGTTAAGGCACAAGATTGTGGATCTTGGGATTGCGAGTTCAAATCTCGTCTATCGCCCCATTTAAATAATATTATGATCGTAATACGTGGGGGTGTTGTGGGTTCGAGTCCCTCTTTACCCACCACTTTTATCATTAAATAATGGTGTGAACTTGTTTAATAGTAAGATTGAAGAGATTGAAAACCAATTGCTATCTGAAAAGAAAGATAGATGCTATTATGCAGTTAAAGCTAGATATAAAGTGTGGCCAAGTGCTTATGCATCGGGTGCATTAGCTAAATGCCGTAAAGGTAAAGCATTTAAAAAGAAAAAATGAGAGAGTTTGACAGACAGATAGCTTTAATACATGAGTCTCTTAGAGATTGGTTTAAACCACATATTGATAAGAGAACAGGTAAACGTTTTAAAGGTTGGGTTAATTGCCGTACTGGCGGTCCTTGCTCTTCAAAGAGTAAAGGTGATAAGTACCCAGCATGCAGACCTACCCACGCTCAGTGCAAATCAATTAAAGGTAAGATACAAAAGAAGACAAGCCATAAGAGAGTTCAGTGGAAGTAACTAAAGACACATCTGACTATTATGATGGTAATACGTAGAATGGTGGACAGACAACATTCATACACGGCAATCTTTTTACCTGGGTACGAACCAAAGATCTTCCCTACTACAGATTATGAGCATGGCCGTATTTTGCAAATTTATAAACAAGATAAAGGGTACGAAGATATAATAAATGACTTTACGTTGTTTGATTTAACCAATTTGCGGTAGTAGCTCAATTGGTAGAGCGCCATCCTTCCAAGCTGGATGTTGTGGGTTCGAGCCCCATCTGCCGCTCCAATTTCATGCCCCTGTGGTATAATGGATGTGCACCGGTCTTCTAAGCCGTCTTATGTGGGTTCGAATCCCGCCGGGGGTACCATTTCCAGAGCAGAAATCTCTAAAATTTCCGGTTACAGGTGGGAGCCCTGTCGTACCCGCCATTTTAAAAGTTGTATTTCAAAGAAGATAATATATTATATTAGATATGAAACCAATAACAGCTCAACAAGCACTTATTAATCTATACAATGCCACACGTAAGGCTCCTCTTTCATTAGAAGAGCACGACAATAATAGAGCATATTTGGATGTTTTGTGCCAAGTTTTGAACTTGAAACTAGAGTGGACCGCTCCGCAGCCAGAAAAAAAGGAGCAAAAAGAGGAGATTTCCAATAATGAAACGTTTGAAGTGGTATCAGATACTACCTCTCCCGTTAGTAAGAAACAGAGAAAACAAAAAAAGAGTGTTTAAAAAAGTTCCTAATTGGTAAAAAATCAAAACAAGATTAAATATTGACGTATGAAAAAACTAATAACTATATTAACATTGGTTCTTGTTATAGCAACTGGCTATAGTCAGACTCCAGTAAATGTGTCTATTGACGTAGGCTTTACATCAAAGCTTATTCAGCAAGGTGCTTTAATTGGATCTAATTTTATTACAGCTGGTGTAGGTGTTTCTGTATATGGCGTTGATCTCGGTCTCGACACATACAGTGCATATCAAGCAAATAACGGTGTTAGGGGTGGATATAAGCTATTAATTGCTAACGCAGGCTACACATTCAAGTCAGATCTTGCTAACTTGACATTTGGTGCCGATCTTCGCAATGCTGACACTGCATATGCATTCAACAAAGTAAAGTCAGATGTACTACCATTCGTAAGAATTGATGGTCATATTACTGAAATGTTTGTTTGGGATGCAACAGCTCTTAACGATACCAAGAACCGTAGCAATAACTACGAAGCTAATGTCCGTCTTCCAATTAATACGGGCTTAGTAAAGGGTCTTAAGGTTGTTCCAGCAGTTGGAGTTGGTTTTAACGATCCAGGCGCTCCAACACTCGCAGTACTTAAGAACGACAAGCACTATGCAACAGCAGGTATCGGTCTTAACTACTACGGGATCTACGTAGATGGCTTTGTACATCGCGTAGATGTGACAACCAAAATCAACCAGGTTGTTGGTTATGACGTAGGCTATAAGTTAAAGTTCTAATAATTCTTTAACTAGATATAATTGACCCCTTACCGCAATAAAAAGTAAGGGGTTTTTTATTATAATCACATATATGAACTCTTTCAAAGAAATTCTACAACCTAAACATGAAGAGTTAGTTACAATGCTTTTCTATAGATACTTACAATCAGGAGAGGCTACATTAGAGGATTGCAGCAAATATATCTACCAAATGATACAAATTTACCAAGCACTGGAAGATACTGCTTCAAAGTTTAATTTGTTAGACAATTTACCTTCTTTGCCTAGATATTTGTTAGCCAAACATAATTACGAAAGTCTCGTTGGGGAAAATATCAAACATGTTATATTACCTGCAACCCATGAATACTGTAATTACATTAAAGAATCGAACGATTACAACTGTGTATTAGCTCATATGTACGTTAGGTATGGGGAGGATTTAACAGGTGGGCAAATTACAAAGACAAAGCTTACACAGCCTTGCACGTATTTGGATTTTGATTACATAAATGATACTTTAGAAGTGCTATCCAATAAGGTGTCTGTTGATGTGTTAGATGAAGTAGTGATGGGGTATAATTATACAATAGCTATTTACCGCCAATTGCAAGAAACGAAAATATTTGTTTAAATAATTGTTACTTGAAGGAACTTCTTTATAATTACTTCAAGTAACAATTAACTAACAAATCATATGGCACATAGAATCGAAAAGCGTGATAAGCAGCAAGGCGTTGAGATGGGTTGGCACGGTCTAACCGATGTGATGATCGATCTCGGTCTCGACAATAATTGGCTCACTAAGTGGGATATCGAAACTCGTAGGCTACAGCTTGATGGGGTTGATACGGATTTTAGTATTCTTGTCGGTAACGACGATGGTGAGGTTATCGGTAAGCCGTTCCCAGACACTTACAAACCCATTAGCAATAGCATCTTTCTTGGTATGATCAAGGAAGCTGTCTCTGGTATTAAGGGGGTTAAGGTTGAGTCGGTTGGATCGGTTTGCAACCGCGGACGTGTATTTGTTTCGCTTTCACTAAAGGATAGTTCGTTTTATAAGATTGGTAAGCGTGAGTTTATGGATTACCTTAACTTTGGTAATGGTCATGACCAGTCTTGTGTTCTATGGGTTAATAACACGAACGTTTGTACCGTTTGTAATAATACGTTTTCGTACAATCTTAACAATAAGAACTCTGTTATTGATATTCGCGTTTTTCACCGCGGTAATGTTGAAGTAAAGATCTCTAACATTGCTGAGATTATCGATGCTCATCTTGGTTGCCAGGCTGAATATAAGGCTGAGTTTAAACGTTTGATGAGCATTGATCTCAGTGCTAATGACGCACGTAATTTGTTTACGGGTTGGACTCTCCGTAATGATATGGATAAGGAGATCTCCATTCGAAGCCTTAATAAGGTAAATCGTCTTACAGAGCTTTTTGCTACCGGTAAGGGTAACGATGGTAAGAATCGTGCTGATGCATTTAGTGCTGTTACTGATTTTTACACGCACGAGTCTACCCGCAATAAAGGTGCGAATACCGGCAGGCAGTTTGTTTCGTCAGAGTTCGGGCTTGGACGCATGGCTAAGCAGAACTTCTGGAATGTTATCCGTAATGATAACCAGGTTAATGAGTTTATCAATGCCGGTCAGAAGGCACTGATGACAGTAGCTTAATAAAACTTACAACAAGAGCTCTAGCGAAAGCTAGAGCTTTTTTGTTTATACACTTGTTTATTTCGGAAAAGTACTATAATTAATGTATGGGACTTTTTGATTACATAGCTTATAAAGATGATTTACCTTACAACGATGACATGACTTCGTTAGGTCTTAGCGGCACTTTAATTAACTTTCAAACTAAAGACTTGGATAATATACTGTGCAATTTTACCATTGAAGGGGGTAAGCTTTATATTGAAAAGTATAAAGAATCAAAATATATTGAACCAGAAAAAAATAATGATAAACGTTTTAATTTAGGGCACATTGAATATAACGGCCCGTACGTGGAGCGAGTTTTACATACTGGTGTGATTAATTTTTATGATAGCATAAGAGATGTACAGGGTAAATGGGATTGTTGGGTGGAATATAACGCTACTTTATTGTATGGTGATGTAGTGGAGATTACTCTGTCTGAGTTCAAAAAGACTGACAATGCTGAACGTAAAGCAAGAGACATGGCAATAGAAGACGAAATTATAAGAACCAATAACATTTGGTATAATAAATATTTCCTACACACAAAATTTATTATGAAAGTTAGGTTATATATTTATAAGTTTTTTTATGAAGCTGGGAACATTTGTCACATGTTATCGAGAAATTTTTAATGAAAAGTACGAAAACAACAGAAATAAAAGATCCAAGAGCTGAATATCTTAAAAGAATCAGGTCACCTATTTACGTTAAGAGGTTGAAGGACCTTATGGAATCATTTTTTATATTCAATTATGAATGCCGTGATAATAAGATTTCAAAACGCGATTTACGTGAGACTGCAAAGTATTTAGCTGAAGATATCAAGAACCCTATCGTAAAAGTTGCTCAAATTATTCAGCATGATGCTGATAATGTTGCATGATTGATTTTGATAAAATTAAGGTACGTAAAATAACTTACAATCATAACGGGTTTCAAAAAGGTGAACTGTTACCGGAATTTGCCGGTTCAATAAAGGACGCTTTTAACCATTATAGTAAGTTGTGGATGGAAGAGCATTGCGATAAGGATGGCAACCTTTACGATTATATAAATGAAAAAGATGCTTCGTACATTGACGAATTTACCGTGTTGGATAACGACTATTTTTATATCGGTGTTCGTAATTCATATGCTTATGAAGGTATAACAGATGATTACAAAGGGTATGGGTGTGAGTTAGATGATTATGGATTTGAAAAGATGTACAATACTGACGGTAAAGAAATCAAATACTTTGATAATATGTTATAAGAGTAGATTTTTTTTGTTTTGTAATATAATATAATTTTATGCATACGATTTTTGTTCAAATAGCTTCTTACAGAGACCCTGAATTAGTGCCAACAGTTTTAGATTGTATCGCAAAAGCTAAACACCCAAAATCATTACATATTTGCATCGGGTGGCAACATGCTGGTGATGAAGATATTTCACAGATTAAAAATTTACCGCAAGTTAAAATCTTAGACGTACCTTACACTGAAACAAAAGGTGCTTGTTGGATAAGAAGTAAAATACAGCAGCAGTACGATGGTGAGACATACACTTTACAGTTAGACTCGCATCATAGATTTGCACAGGATTGGGATGTTACTGCTATTGAAATGTATAAAAGTTTAAAAGAGAGTGGTGTCACCAAGCCATTACTCAGTAGTTATCTTCCAAGTTACGATCCAACAACTGAACCGAATGGTAGGGTTATGGAGCCTTGGCAAGTTAACTACGATAGATTCTTACCAGAAGGGGTGATTTTTCTAAGACCTTCTACATTAAGAGATTGGCAGAATCGTACGTTACCAGCCCCAAGCAGAGGATTTTCAGCTCATTTTATTTTTACACAAGGTAAGTGGTGTTTAGAGGTGCCGTACGATCCAGATCTTTACTTTCACGGTGAGGAAATATCGTTAGCAGTGAGATCATTTACTAAAGGTTACGATTTGTTTGCACCACATAAGGTGTTTATTTGGCATCAATACACCAGAGCTAATCAAAAGAAGCATTGGGATGATCATAAGAATTGGAATGATATCAATTTAATCTCGTATAAGAGAGTTAAGATTCTTTTAGGTATTGATGGTGAAAATCCAAATCAAATTAACTTCGGTGCTTACGGTTTAGGTACAAAAAAAACGTTAACTGATTTTGAAAACTTTGCTGGTGTATACTTTAAAACAAGACGCTTCCATAAGAATTGTTTAGATGAGTCAACCCCCCCAGTACCATTCACAACAAGAGAAGAGTTTGATAAGAGTCTTTGCAGCTGGACCAAACACTGTATTGACGTTTATAAGCCTGACTTACCAGAGCCTGATTACGATTTCATTGTATGTGTGTTCAAGGACGAAAAGAATACAGACTTGTTTAGAAAAGATATTGATGAAAATGAATTAAAGGCTCTTATGCAAACAGATCCAAATGATAAGTTTATTCACATTTGGAGAGAGTTTAGTACAGATGTAAGACCAACTAAATGGACATTATGGCCGCATAGTAAGTCAAAAGGTTGGGAATGCAAAATTATTGAGAACAATTTACCATACGTATGAAAAAGCAAAACAAAGAAACTATTTTGGTACACTTACCAGCTTACAGAGAGCCAGAATTAGTACCAACAATTAAAGATTGCTTAGCACAGGCAAAGGACCCATCACGTTTAGTTTTCGGTATTTGCAGGCAGTATCACCCGGATGATAAATTTGATAACATTGATGAATTTAGAAACGATTCACGTTTTAAGATAGATGAGATGCTTTATACGGAAGCTAAAGGATTACCATACGCTCGCCAACGCATCAACAATATGATTACAGATGAGACGTATCTATTACAATTAGACTCTCACCATAGATTTACTAAGGATTGGGATGAAACTTTGATTAGTATGCACAAAGGACTAGAAGACAAAGGCTTCAAACCAATCCTTACAGCTTATCTACCATACTATGACCCGTTCAATGATCCAAAAAGTCGTTGTCAGGAGCCTTGGCAACAGCAGTTTGCTTGCTTCTATCCACACGGTACCATCTTTATCCGTCCAAGCTTACTACAAGGTTGGCAATCAAGAACAGAGCCAGTGCATTCAAGATTCATTTCTGGACACTTTTTGTTTGCTCGCACTCAATGGGCTAAAGACATTAAGCACGATCCAGGTATTGTGTTTAGTGGTGAAGAGCTCAACATGACTGTGCGTTCGTTTACGTATGGTTACGATCTATTCCACCCACATAAGATAGTTATATGGCATGCAACAATGAGAGAGGAAAGATCTGGTAAGTTAGTATGGGACGATCAATATAAGCGGGGTGTTGATTGGTATGCACAGCAACAAGCAGCATGGAAGCGTATTCGTAACCTTTTACGTACTCAAAAAGATGATGATGTAGATTTAACTGGCTATGATCTTGGTACAGTGAGAACGTTAAGAGATTATGAGAAGTATGCTGGTGTGCATTTCAAGCGTAAAGCAGTGCAGATGTACACAGTTCATAATAACTTTCCACCTAACCCTCCAATTAATAATGAGGAAGAGTGGGAGAAGTCTTTTGCATCTTCTTTCTATTGTTTAGTTAACTTTGATAAGAGTAATTTTAAATTGAATGATTATGACTTTTGGGTTGTAGCGTTTGATGATGAAAACGGTATTGCAGTTCAAAGAGAAGATTTAACTGAAGCACAAGTCAAAGAAATTATGTCGCGTAAAGATAACTGGACAAGTTTTGAACGGTTCTTCTTAACTGATAAGAAGCCTCATAAGTGGGTTATCTGGGCTCATAGTAAATCACAAGGCTGGGCAGAACGTATAGAACATATCATTAATAAATAATTTTTTATGAGAATATTCATATCTTTGACAACAGTACCTAAACGATTGGCAGATGTACCTTCTGTAATTGAAAATATAACTTCATTGCTCAATCAAAAAACTGATAAAGAGTATAAGGTTATATTTAATATACCTTATGTGTACGTCCCAGATAACTCCCCTTACATTATACCAGCTGAGTTACAAAAGTTAGCAGATGAAAATCCAAAGTTAATTTTAAATAGAATAAACACAGATAGGGGTCCTATTGAAAAGGTAGTAGGTGGGTTCAACATTATTAACGACCCTGAAGATATTATTATAGCTTTAGATGATGATCATGCATATGAAGATAGTATGATTGAGTATATTCTTAAAAAGCTTCCAAAATATCCAAACTATGCTGTTGGTTTTAGAGGAGATAATCCATTAGAAAAAAGAACATTTATAGATGATAATGGTAATAAAAAGTTTATTCTAATATCTTCTCATGGTGTTTACTTTCCAGTTAAACATGACACCTATGCCACTATACCAGGTCATTGGCATTCAGTAACATATAGACGTAAGTTTATACAAGATGATTTCTTTACTGATGAATTTTTAGGTGTAGCTAAATCTGATGATTTAACAATAAGCTACTATTTAAGAGCTAAAAAAATACACTTTATTATGTTAGCCTATGATGATGAAACTAACTTCATACCAGTTAATAGTTTAGTTAAACATAATGGTAAAGATATAGGTACACCTTCATCTCATTATCCTATTAAAAGACAATTATCAATGCCATCACATACTGGGTTTGCTGTTTATAGAAATGCTTGTAAAGAAAACCCAACACACGGTGTAGTTAGAAAAGATTTTGATACAAACTATATTAACTGTGGGTTTGATAAAGTATATGATGAAGATGTAATACAATAAATTTATGTTTCATTTATTAAAACCAAAAACTATTAACGAGAAGAAAGTCAGGGTTGGACCATACAGTGAAAGAGATAATGAGCACTCAGATGGTGGTTATGTCTGTTCACAAATGATGATAGATAAGTGTTCATGCTTATTTACCTTTGGTGTGGGTGGAGAGACTAGATATGAGTTTGACTTTGCTAAAAGGTTTAAGAAACCAGTTTACATGTTTGACCCATTCGTTGATCGTCCTGCTAAAGAAGATCCAGAAATTTATTTTTACAAGGTAGGTTTAGGTTTAGCTGGTACTAATGTTAATAATATACCAGCTAAAGAGGTTGTTCAACTTTATAAAGAGTTAGGCATTAAGGGGGATGTATTATTAAAAATTGATACTGAAGGCTCTGAGTATGATTACTTTGCAAAAACAGATATTGCTGAAATTGCAAAGTATTGTACTGGTATCATTTTAGAAATACATTGGCTTGATGGTCCAGAATGGAGACAGAAGGCTGAAGTTATTATCAACAGACTTAATGAGTACTTTGTTCTTACACATGTCCATGGTAACAATTGGGGTGAAGTTTTTAAGTATGAGCAAAAGATTCACGATTCAAAATCGGTAATCTATACTATCCCAAGAGTTTGGGAAGTAACATTTGAAAATAAAAGATTTGTTAATTATATTGCCCCGGATACTCAAAACTATCCTATAGAAAAGCTAGATTGCAGAAATAGAGCTAACCCAGGCGATAAAGATCTTGATTTAAGTTTCTTACATGATTTTAAAGAACCACAACAAAGTACCTAATACACACTTTGTAATTTATTGCAATGAAAGAACTATACCTTTAGCAGGTATTTGTTTAAAGTATTTTGATAAATATGTGGGTTTAGATAACATTAACATTTCAGTTGCACTAAACAGATTTAATGATGTTTCAAACTTGCCATATTGTGATAAAGTAAATTATTTGTCGCCACAAATACCTTTTGATCCAGGTGGTCATCATTTTGCTCCTGTAATGGCACATGCTATTGATTCGATTACAGAAGATTTTATCTTTTACTTTTGTGAAGATTATATGCTAACTAGTGATTTGGATTTTGAATCACTTAACAAACTTATTAATATCTTTACAAATGAAAAAGTAGACAATTATACATTTTCATCGTTTCAGCCAGAAAACCACAATAAAACACAGCAACCTCCAAACTTTTTTAAGTTGTTTCCTTTTAGTGAAAAATATGGCTTTAAAAGTGATGAACTATATTATGTTGGTGATGGGCATATGCATCAATTTAGCGTACAACCTTGTATATGGAGAAAGTCATCATATAAAGAGCTTTTCAAATATAATCCAGATTGTAGATTGCACCATTTAGATAGCTCCCATATCAAAGGTAAAAACGGTACATATCGTGATCATCATGTTGGTTCATTAGACTATTATCTCCCTTGGTCTTCTAATGAAGATTATATGTTTAGAACATTATGCAGTAAGTATATGACGTTTGATTACTATCCTTATGCTAATCAAAAGTTTATTATAACATACGTAGAGATGGTAGGGCATGGTAAGTTTACTTTGCCTGGTAGACCAGGCAACAATTTAGCTCCCGATAATTGGGTTCAGCAAAAAATATTCGAAATAGTCAATGAATGTGACTTGAGAAACAAGCCAGAATTTGATATATACTTTTACGATAAGCAACAAAAAAATTACTATTAAAATGAGCACTTATATTTCATTGACTACAGTCCCAGAAAGGCTATCAACTTGGCCAGAGTTTAAGCAAAATGTATTATCATTAATAAACCAAAAGACAGATAGGGACTATAAAGTAGTTATCAACATTCCAAAAATTTATAAGAACAGAAACATGCCTTATATTGTACCAGATGAACTAACACAATTAGCAGCATCGAACCCAAAACTTATTATCAATAGAATAGACACTGATAGGGGTCCAATTGAAAAGGTTATTGGCTGTTTTAACATTGTTACCGACCCAGAAGATGTTATTATTACTTTAGATGACGATCATGTTTATTATGATGATCTTATAGAGTATGTGTCTGCAAGAATGGATAAGTATCCAAACACTGCTATAGGATTCAGAGGTGATAACATTGTTGATAAGAGAGAGTTTATTGATAAGAATGGTATAAAGAAGTATATATTGTTGGGTACACATGCTTTTTTTCCTTTAAAGCACGACACGTATGCAGCTATACCAGGCCATTGGCATTCTGTAACTTATAAACGTAAGTTCTTTGGTGATGACTTTTTTACTGATGAGTACTTAGGTGTTGCTGATAGTGATGATCTTGTTGTTGGTTATTATTTGAGAAAGAAGAAAATTAACTTTATAATGTTAGCTTGGGATAAAGAAAATAACTTTATCCCAGTTAATTACTCTGCTTGTGGGCTTGGTAAGCATTCTCACCATTACCCTATTTTAAAGCAATTATCTTATGCAACTGATACCGGTTTTAATTTGTTTAGACAAAAGACTGGTAATCATTTAGGCTTTGTTAGGAAAGATTTAGAGTCAGTGTTAAAGTTTGATTGTGATAACTGGTACTATGAACCACCGTTCTCTGAGGCTGATGAGCCCAAGCCTGAACAAGCTAAAGTAGCTACACCAGTTGCAATACCATCTGATACAAAATACCCCCCAGGTGATGCTATTCCAGTAGCTGTTGACATGAATAACTTTGTATGGCCGGTAAAGCCAGTTATCACCTTCACTACAGTACCAACAAGACTAGCTGACACCAAACCCAATGGTATTACTAAATGCATTTACTCTTTGCTTATGCAAAATTATCCAGGTGAGTATGAAATTCATTTCAATGTACCATTTGTTTGTAAGAGTACTGGTGAAAAGTATGAGATACCAAATTGGGTATTAGATTTACCAAATCAGTTTCCTCGCTTTAAAATCTTTAGAACTGATGACTTTGGACCAATTACTAAATTATACCCAACGTTATTAAGAGTAAAAGACCCAGAAAGCTTTATTGTAGTGGTTGATGATGATTTAGTTTACCATGAAGATATGCTCAAAGAGCAAATCATTAATCAATTCAAGTTTCCAAATAGTGCTGTTGGTTATGATGGTCTTGCTTGCTGGCAACCTATTTATAATGATGTAAGAGATCATTATTTAACTGCTGTTAGAAAGCATGTAAAGACAAAAACCTTACAACATTATAAGTCCATTTCTTACAAACGTAAGTACTTTGAAGATGATTTAAAGCAACTTATGGATGAATACTACACATGGTGTGATGATTCATTTGTATCAGCATACCTTGGCTTTAAAGGTATAAAGAGAGTAACCACTTATCACGAAACTTTAACACCGTACTATGAAACAGTAGATGATTGGCAAAAGGGTGGCGGTGCTATTACATTCCCGGTACTAGCTCATACATCACATGAAGGTGCTGAAGGTTGTAACATCTTCAAGAACAATAACGTAGCTAAATATAAAAAGAATATATTTACCTCTCAAATGATTGAAAAGTATATTAGTTAATATAAAATTATATTATGCTCCCTGTTGAAAGTTTAATTGAAAAGTATGGTAAGACAGCTATTGAGTCTGCGTTGAACAAATACTCACATGAACAGCTTATAGAGTTTCAGCGTAAGAAGCCTCAAGTAACTGATGATAAGCTTACAGTAGTAACTGGTCTTTGGAATTTAAGTAAGCCAGGACGTAGCTTTGATCATTACAAAGAATGTTTTGAAAAGATTCTGCAAATGGAGCAGTATATGTTTATATACGTCCCTAAGGAGTTAGAAGATTTTGTTTGGGAGAGACGCAGCAAAGATAATACTATTGTAAAGATTTTAGAGTTAGAAGATATTAAGAGCAATTACTATGCCCCTTTTTGGGACAATACACAAAAGATAAGAAATGATCCAAACTGGTTTAACCAGACAGGTGAGAATGGTTGGTTAAAGTCAGCACCGCAAACAGTATTAGAATATTACAACCCTATTGTACAGTCTAAGATGTTTATGTTGCATGATGCCAAGGTAATAAATGCATTTAACACTGATTACTTCATTTGGTTAGATGCTGGCATTACTAATACAGTTTACGAGAACTTCTTTGTTAATGATAAAGCATTAACAAAGATTACCCCCCTTTTAAAGACATTCTTATTCTTAAGTTATCCATACGAAACAAAATCTGAGATACATGGGTTTGATAAGAAAGCTATTGACCGTTACGCACATAATGATGTAAAGTATGTTTGTAGGGGTGGGTTGTTTGGTGGTCATAAAGACTTTTTATCACAGGCTAATGGTACATATTATTCATTATTAAATGATACACTTAGTAATGGCTATATGGGTACAGAAGAGAGCATATTTAGCATTATGGCTAACTCTGAACCACATATCTATAGGCGTTATCAGTTAGATGAAAATGGTTTGATTGTTAAATTTATCCAAAACCTTTTGCAAGATAAGGTAGAGTTGGTACCAATTCAAGATAGAAAGAATGTGTTACCAAAAGGCTCTTATAATGAGACCGTTGATAAAACAACCCTTTACATGCTCACATTTAACTTTCCTCAGCAGATTGAGCATACTATTCAAACTTGGATTGCAAACTCTCCAGATTGGTTGAATAAGCCAAGAAAAGTTCTTATTGATAATTCTACCGATGCAATGGCTATAGTTGGTAATAAAGCTATTGCAGATAAGTACGGCTTTGAACATATTGTAACGGGCAAGAATGGAGGTATATGCGGTGGTAGGCAATTTGCTGCAGAACACTTCCATGATTCAGATAGTGATTATTATTTCTTCTTTGAAGACGATATGGGATTTTACGGTCCAAGAGATTTACCTCTTACTTGCCGTAATGGGCTTGTAAAGTATGTACCTGATCTTTATACAAAAGTGCATAAGATTATGGCACGTGAGCAGTTTGACTTTTTAAAGCTATCGTACACTGAAGTGTATATGGACAACAATATACAAGTATCTTGGTATAATGTACCGCAAACAGTTCGTACAGCTTTATGGCCTGATTATGATAAGTTGCCAGTATCGGGACTTGATCCATACGCACCAAGAACTAAATTTGATAGAATAGATGTTCAAGATGAATTGAGTTATATTACCGGCGAAATCTATTATGCTAACTGGCCGATGATTGTAGATAAAAAAGGTAATAAGAAGATGTTTATCGATACAAAATGGGCCCATCCGTTCGAACAAACTTGGATGTCTTACATGTTTCAAGAAACATTAAAGAAGAATTTACAACCAGCAGTGTTATTAGCTGCTCCAGTTAAACATGACAGAATTGTTTACTACAAACCGGAAGAAAGAAGAGAGAATTAAAACTGTGATTACCCCTTCAAAAGATTACACATCTAAAAAAATAGATAACATGAACGTCATTAATATAGATACTGCAGCATTATTTGCACGTGATAAAAATTGTGTCATAGTTACCGGTGTTACTGGTCAAGACGGATCACACATGGTAGATTTTCTTCTTAAGAATACAGATTTAGAAATATTTGGATGTGTAAGACGTTTAAGTGTTAATAACCATATTAATCTCAGGCATATAAAAAGTGATAGATTTCATCTAATAAATTTCGATTTAATTGATAGCCATTCTATTTCTAGAGCTGTAGAGATAATTAAACCATTATACTTCATTAACTTAGCAGCACAGAGCTTTGTTGGTAGTAGTTGGGATTTTGCTTATCAAACTTGGGAGACAAATGCAACATCAACTCTGCATATTTTAGAAGCTATTAGATCATATAGCCCAACATGCAGACTTTACCAAGCCGGTTCATCTGAAGAATTTGGTGATGTAATTTATTCACCTCAAGATGAAAAACACCCATTAAGACCTCGTTCACCGTACGGTGCTTCTAAAGCAGCATCTAGACAGCTAGTTAAAGTGTATAGAGAGTCATACGGCTTGTATGCAGTGCAAGGTTTATTATTTAACCATGAAGGTACAAGACGTGGTGAAGAGTTTGTAACACGTAAAATCACAAAAAATGTTGCACGTATTAAAAAGGCTATCGCAAAGAAGCAAACGTTTGAACCACTATTGCTAGGCAATTTAGAAGCAACAAGAGATTGGAGTGATGCAGAAGATTTTGTTGAAGGTATTTGGTTAATGCTCAATCAAACAGGTCCAGTAAAAGAGTATTTACTTTCATCTAATGAAAATCATTCAGTAAGAGAATTTGTAGAGTTAGCATTTCAAGCTGTTGGCATTAAAGGAAGCTGGGTAAAAGGTGTTAATCCAGAAGATGAAGTTTTTAAGTACAAAAAACATACACTTGTAGCCGTCAGTAAAGATTTATATAGACCAGCAGAAGTAAATACTTTACTTGGCAATTCAAATAAAGCAAGAACAGAATTGTTATGGAAACCAAAAGTATCATTCAACGAATTAGTAAAAAAAATGGTAAAGAATGATTTACAACTTTCAAACTAAACAAATTTAAATATATATTATTATGGCAAAGAACTTACAACGTTTCCAAGATCTTCATGAAGATTATGTTGATGCCTTAGAGTACTTAGCTACTTATGGTATGGATAGTTTATCTGATAAAGAGCAAGTTGCAGCCCGTAAGTTAGCTTTTTTATCTGATGAATTTATTAGTGTAGTCGAGAGTGAAGATCCTAATTACGACGAAAAAGAAGAAGACGACGAGTACTAGGAACTATGATATAATTAGGGATGGGTAAAGCTCGTTACAGACCAGAATGCTATGCACGTCCTAATGAATGGCTTGATATGGGTGGTGCGTGGGAGTATGGCGACTATCGTTGTTGCTACTTAACCATCTATAAAGCTGATGGTAAGTTTGTACCAGCTGTTAACGGTTGCACACAAATTGGTTACCCAAATGGTGCAGATGTTAATGCTAAAAAGTTTAGTTATGATACTTTTGATGAAGCATCAAACCATCTTTTCAAGTACGTGGACTACTTGCGTGATACTAGAGATAAAGAACAGAAAATAAATTTGCAGCGGACCCTTCATAGAAATAATCCTCATGTTTATCCAGCTGTATAACACTATCATATCCCGAGATAATTTCAAAGGGAAATGACAACTTGTCCTTCTGGCGGACTCGGACAATAAAGTCAGCGCCTGAATTTTTATTAAATAAATTATATGCGTAAAATAGCAATTTTATTTTTAGGATTTGCATTGACAGGGTGTACATCAATTAAACCAGCAGTCATTATAGATGGCGTACTTGGCCATTACCCTCACTACGATGCTCAAGAATATAATAGAGCTGTTGATATTGAAATTGTTGCAAAATACTTGGCTATTAACCAACCAATTAGTAAAGGCAGTTCTTTAGTTTTAGATGGTTTAGTAGATAAAATATCAGATGTGGAGCTATATGCTAGTGGTCGTCCTTATAATAAACGTATCTTACATCAAATTGAATTGCTTAAAAAGGTAACAGTGGAGTTACAAGAACGTGAAAGAAATGAAACTACTATTAGTGGAAAATATTACGATAAAAAAATGGAGTTAATTGTAAAACTTGCTGATACTTTAAGAACAACAATTGGTGGTGAGTCTTTATAAATAATAGTATGGACAATATAACTCCTCTTTTAAAAAAACTAGATCCATTTGCTAATAATGCTAATAGCGTTATTGCTGAAGCTGCAGCTAAGATTGCTGCTAATGCTAAAGATGTTGAAAGTGGCTCGTTATCAATTGACGAGTTTAAAGAACTCGCATCTGATTTAGATGCTCTTAAAGAATCAGTAACAGAGGCTGATGATGTAGCTAATGTTGAAATGGTTAACACAATCTTTAATGGATTGGTTACTGTTTTGAGTAAAGCTTAATTATTTACTTTTCGCAACAAATACTCCATCCCAATCAGCTGGTAAGTTAGCATTTCTGAGTTCGTCAATCCTCTCTATCATATTTTGATAATAGTGAGCTAACTCAGGATTATAAGTTATTGACGATTTAGCTAATTGTATAGCATTGTCCCATCTTTGCATTCTATAATTAGACAATAACTCATCGTGTAATTTTATAATTTCGTTAACATTTTCAGTTAATGGGGATTCTAGAATAGTATAAATTTTAATACCTTCTGATTTTCCTTTCACTGCAATACAATCTAATTCAAATAAAAAAGGTAAGATTTGCATCTTCATATGAGCATCTCCGAGGCATTCAGTTTCTTTTTCTAATCTTAGTTTCGTATTTTTTCCTATTACTATCAACACACCATATGGTTTAGATTGTCCTTCCAAACGAGAAGCTAAATTAACAGCATCTCCTAAGATATCATAACTAAACCTATCTTTAGATCCCATATTACCAACAACCACCTCCCCCGTATTAATACCCACTCCAATACCTAGCGGTGGTATACCTTCAGCAATTAATTCTTTATTAAGCTTATCTAGCGCAACTTTCATTTCTTGCGCAGTTTTTACCGCTAACGTAGCTTGATTTTTTACCTCTATTGGAGCTGACCACCAAGCCATAATTGCATCTCCAATTAATTTTCCTACATTACCTTTATTATTCATTATTATAGGTAGCATTGTATCCATATAACGATTAATAAGACTTGTAAGCCCTTGCACGTCTTTACCAAAATGTTCAGACAGCGCTGTATAACCTCTAATATCTGAAAATAATATAGTTAGTTCTTTTGTCTCTCCACCTAACTTAAGTAAACTTGGATCTTTTTGAAGTTGATCTACCATATCTTTTGATAGATAAGTACCAAACTGTTTTTTTATTTGCTGCTTTAATTTAAACTCCATTACAAATCGCATGAATATACTACCCACCCATGGTACTAGTACAGCTAATGTAGGCCAAGTGTAGTCAACAAGATACCCACCGTTTTCAAATAAACTTAATCCGACATAAAAAGGTGCACATAATAAAGCTATAATACCCACGCCATTTACAGTGTAACTAAAATAACAAGCAGCTACAATTAATAAAGCAGCTAATAACACCCCTCCACCTATCTCATATAAGTCAAACTCTGCTGGTCTTTGCAATCTATTACCATCAATGAGCATTTGTAATGTTTGAGCTGATACTTCATACCCTTGAGATATTCCTATCGGTGTAGCTACAGTATTGTTAAGCCCTTCAGCAGTTAAAGCTAATATAACTATTTTACCTTTTACCTTTGACCAATCTTTATCAACAAAAGAAATACTATCCAACTTATACTTAAAGTTAATCCAAACGCGTCCATTACTATCAGTCTTTATCGGCGCTATACCTTTTACTCTAACTGCATCAACACCAGCATCGCTTACTTTAGCTTGAAACGATTCTTCACCTCCAAACATTCTCAATACTTCTAAAGGTAAGCATGGATACGTTTCTTTGTTTACTTGCACTATAAGAGGCATTCTTCTAGTGACACCATCGAGTTCCGGAGCTGTTAGTAACATGCCTACACCAGCAGATGATTCGCCAATTTCTTTCGTAGGGCCTATTGCAGCTGGATAGTTAAATATCCAATCATTAATTCCTGTACCTATTGTTGCAACACCTCTTGGTACTGGGGTACCTTTACCTTTTATAGAAGCCGATTGAGAAGTTATAACTGGATACTTTTGAAGCGTATCTAAGAAAGCTTTATCACCACCCAGCCTATCTTGTTCACTGAATAATATTGGAAGTACAACTAATTGAGCTTCATTTTCAAATGCTTTTTGTATACCATCAGCTAGAATGTTTCTTGGAAATGGCCACTGACCATATTGCATTAACGACTGTTCGTCTATTTCCACCACCTCTATACTGTCGCTTTTAACTTTTTGTTGTTTTCTTTGATAATAATCTAAACCTTTCAATCTCAATATTTCTATCGGATATGGGTCAACTATACGTAACGTTGTAAGAAATATTAAAATACCAAAACCGGTAAGTAAAATTCTTAACTTCATCTTTGTGTAATATTTATTGATATTCCATCCCCAGCACCGTTCTTAGCTGATACTGTACCTCCAGAATAATTATAAATTAACGTTGCATTAGAAGTACCTGGTATTTTTAAACTAATAATATCACCACCAATATTATTTTTTAATGTAGCATAAACCCCATCATTAACGAATACAAACTTAGAATTATCAATTACTTCAATCGCTTTAGCTGAATTGTAAATTTGTTGTATTTGTTGTTTTTCTATATTTTCATGAGATTGTTTAGATATTGAATCATTTGTTATTTCTTTTGGAGTGTCTAATAATAAGTTATTGCCAATACCACCTTCATCTATCTTAAGAACTACCGGGGGTGTGGGTGGTGTAAAAGCACTTGATACTATTGTAGCTTCAAAAGCTTTATCTAAAGTAACAGAACCTGCATCAGTCTTTACATCTATAACCCCCACCTTATACTTACCATTTTCTTTATTAAGTGCAGGTAATAAAATAATTAAACTTTTTCCTATTTCATCAACAGTAAGACTGAAGTCAGTACCGCGGACAGCAATACTTGCTGTAGGTGTTTGTACGTTTACGTTGTTATGATTGTTATGTGCTATCTTACCGGTTGTATAACGTATCGTACCTAATGCAGCTTTCATTCTTATCTTGCCTGTACCATTGGATGGATCATATACAAAGCTATCAACTATTAATTTACTATGCTCTGTTACCGATACTATAGTATTATCTACAAATGTAATACCAGTACGAGAGTTTAAAGTCTCAACTATATCATTCATTTCAATTATTGTTTGTAGCTCCCCTTTTATTTTATCGTTTAAACGAGTTATTTGAGTGGGGCCAGTAATTGATGTTATGTTACCAGCTATAGCAAATAATTTTGTGCACAGAAAGAGCGTTGCTATTATTATAACAACGCTCTTCATTACGGGCTTTGCTTTACTGTAATTACATTACTACTACCAGAAAGGGTTAAATCAACAGTTTGTGCTGATGTACCTGATTGATTAATTGTTAATGTATTGTTGTTACCAGATGTTGTAACTGTTTGTGAATGTCCAGCTGCCCCAGTAACCGTACCCGATTGTGAAGCAATAAAACTATTTCCATTACCAGTAACTGTATAATTTAAATTGTTATACGAACCATCGCTTTCACCAATTAAAAATGAATTACTATTACCAGTTACATTAAATGCAAACGTACCATTTAAAGTGGTTGCTTGTGTTGTGCCGGCTGTTGAAGCATCCTTATTAAATAGCATTGTATTTGAACTACCGGTAAATGTGCCAGAGAACGAATTGTTGTTACCGTTTAAGTATATACCTTGTGTGTTAGAGTCACCAGTATTAGTTAAAGAAAAACTATAACTACCACCAGTTAAATTAAAATCTAAAGCATTACTACTACCAATTTGTGATATGGTAAACGTACCACCATCACCGTTAATAGTGGAAGGTGTGGTTGAAGAGCCAACCCTGTTAGACGTACCTGTTTGGGTAATATTATCAGTAGCAGATGTACTTATTTGTTGTAAGTAAATAACGTTTTGAGCATGTGCTTTTAACGCAATGAACGTTAAAACAAAAATTATTCGGAGGTAGTTCATATATATATTTACTTTTTTATTGGTTTTTGTTCCGTTGTCCCTTAAACTTCCAATAACTTTTTTTCTCTCCTTGTTTGATAAGTTCAATAACAGACTCGTCTATTGCAGCTCTTAACGCTAAAGTAACTGGCTCATTACCCCCTACACCTAATTCACCTTCCCCATACTTTGTACCGTTACTAAAAAATATCATAGTATTACCAGATACAGTTGCACTATACACTGTTTTTGTTACTGCTACTGAAATTAATACTTCACCTGTATTAGTACTTACTAAACGTAAAGATGTTGTTATAACGTCAGTTGAGTATTGTACGTTAGCACCAATACCTAAAACATTAGCCCCATAACCACCCGTCTTTACATCAGTATCATATCCTATTATACCACCCTCAGCTATCACCCCAGCAAAGATCATTGGCTTTAGAGGGCCTGGGCTTTTTAAATTTTCAAAATCTTCACGGGCCTGTCTATACATTTGCCTTTCTTTAATCAAATCATCTAACCCAGCTCTTTCAAGTACAATAAACCATTTACCGTTGCTTGCTTGCTGAAACGAATCAATTAACCAACTTTCAGCCCCTTGAGTTACTGCAGATGAAAATAGTGCGATGGTTTGGGAAGTTTTTCTTTGGCCAGTTTTATCTTCAAATTTATAAACTGCAACTGTCATAGGGGGACCATCTAACTCTGGTAAACCTCTAAGTTGTTTAGCTAATGGACTTTCTTGTACGTAAGGTTGTTCTGCTATTTTATTTGAAACGTTTACTTTTGTAGTGCTGCAACCTGTTAAGAATATAGCTAACAAAATTATTAGATACCTCATCCATTGCCTCCGTTAGACTGGGTAATTAAACTACTGACTGGAATTGTTAAAGTAGTTGTTGAGTTGGTAGATGGGTCGTAAATTGATAAAGTAGCTGTACCAGCATTGACTACCCAATTGACATACGCCCCACCGGGTAGATTAAATGAACCTTGCGTAGCTCCGTTTTGAAATATTTGGTTTGTAACATTTGCCGCAATTTGTGAATATATTCTAGCTTGTAGGTTACTTATAAATTGATTTATTGGAGTGTTTTGTGCATTAGCAACCGCAGTAGCAGTATCAGCTTTTTGTTGAGCAATTGTAGTTTGTTTGCGTGAATAAGTTAAATTCTCTAATGTTATTTCATAATTAGAAAATGTACCATTGGTTTGAAATGCAGAAGACTTAAATGCAAAATCTAATTGTGTTGCAAGTAATTGTTGTGTAAGTAATGTGAAAATAAACAAAAATTTTAACATAATCATATTTATTAAATAAATGTATGGCAGCTAAAAAATTGAAAATTAATTATGAGGAAATAGTTAATAGTCCTTTATTTGCAGGTGTACATGAAAAGACAATAAAGAAGATTGCAACATTTCCTGAAGCTATAGAACATAAATCTAATGAAATGATCATTAAAGAAGGTGATTTTGGAGAGTTTATGTTTATCGTTTTAAGTGGTCAAGTTGATGTAATAAAAATGATAAAAGATAAAGAACTAGTTGTAGCTACTTTAGGCCCTGGTACGTTTATTGGTGAGGGTGCATTAATGTCTGGCGCTCCGCGTAATGCAACAGTTAAAGCTAAAACACCAGTTAAGATAGCATATTTTAATAAAGAGGCATACAATAAAATGGTGGCTGCAGATGCTACCATTTCAACCACACTGATAAAAGTACATAAAGAACGCTGCAAAGATACTTTAAAGAAAATAAACATAGCTAAATCTAAATCATTTTTAATTTCAAGTGGGGTAGCAGGTTTAACTGCATTACAAGGTTGTGCATCATTTATACCTCACTTGCAAGATATATTAAACCATTTACCACCTGGTGTATTAGCATTAATAGGTCCAGCAGCTATTGGTGCAGCGTTAAAATTCCAACAACAAGATATGAACAGTTTGGTTGGTAAATTTGATAAATTGTAATTGAATTTTAAAAACGTAATATAAATATAAGAGAAGGTAATAGCTCTACTTCTGGTTTTCCTGCTGACTTTGCTGAACCACCCCCAGGGTGGAAAGGTTAAATGTTTATACTATAATATAGTATATGCCCAAAACTATTAAACAAACAAAGTTACTTACTACAATTAAACAAACCAAACCCCTTAAGCGTACAAAAGTTATTGCAGAAAAGGTACGCTTTTGTGGTTGCGGTGCAACTAAAGACGAAGGTGATTTATGCGACGGTTCGCATAATAACTTAAAAAACAAGTAATCATTATGTCTGGAAAAGGAAGCAAACCACGCCCAATTAAGATCTCTTACGAAGATTATGGTAAGAGGTTTGACGATATTTTTAGAAACAAAAATTCTAAAAGGAACAATTATAATATTAACACGTATGACAAAGACAAAAAAAATAAACAAGAAGGTCAATACTAAGACAATGTCTGCTGATATCTTTGAGAAGAAGTATCAGAAGGAAATTGAGATTATGACAGAACAGATTATTGATAATCATCCTAAGATTGTATCAATGAAGATTGACGAGGATCTTAGTGAGGATGAGTATGATGGTATTTACGATGATGCTTTCGAGGAAGCTGTTTACATTCTAGCTTCTGAAAAGGGTATTGAACTACAGTAAGTAAAAGTTAATAAGCGGAACTGTGATATAATTTTGGTATGAACACCGATTATCCAGTTCCGCTTATTCTTACTTGCAAAGTCACCGGTTGTAAGGTAAAGTATTACAGCCGCCCTTACATCGAAAAGAGAATTGCTAAGGCTGGAGACCTAACCACTCTCATAAATACTTTTGTTATGAAGGGTGCTAAAAAGCAAAAGAAGCCAACAGGTCAAGAGGCAAAAACTTGGAACGGTAAAATTATTCTTAATGGTGAGCAAACTTCAAAAGCTCCTATTAATAATAATGTTGGTGAGCGTGTTTACAATTTTAACAACCAACAGGTTAGAGTTACGTATTCTTAGTGTGCTTAGTAACGGAACAATCATATAATAATTGTATGAATAAACCAAAGTCGTTTGAGCTCTTGACCAACATCAACTGTTACGATACTGAAGCGTTGATTATTTCAAATCTTGCCAAGAAGTATAATACAACAGAAGCAGTTGTAGTTCGTAGTTTGCTCAATAGCAATGATAATAATGTTTTTGAAGATGCATTAGGTTGGTTTAAGCATAGTAATCGCGATGAACACATTTCTCCCGTACGCTGATTTTAAAAAGTCCGCAAAATGTTTAGATTACAGGCGGTTAGGGAAACAGAGGGTTGAAGTTTTAATCCTTCTCAACTCATTTTATAAACCAAACTACAAAGGCTGGAAAAATCATCCTTGTAGAGAGATGTGGCGTGGTTATGAAAATGGGTTGGTAGTTTACGGTCAAGTTATTTGCATTGAATGGGTGAGCCGTGGGTATAAAGATACATGCTATCAAAAGATAACCAATCATTTGGATAATTCTAAACCAATCACATTCCCTCCTTGGCTAGGACGAGAAGATATTCATTTAAGTCATAAATCAAATCTCATTAAAAAACAACCTTCGCATTACCGCGCACTATGGCTTGACGTCCCCGATGATATCCCTTATGTGTGGGCAGTAAAGCTTTAAAGTTGGGTGGATTAAATAAGGAAATAAGTTATAATGGTGGTGCTCTTTTAAACAATTTGCAAATAAACGACAAATAAGTCAATAGTAGTTGTATTATACAGATGACAATAAAAATCGAGTCTGCAATCAATGGTTAGCACGTGTCCGACGACTGACCAATACATGGCAATACAAGATATGCTATACAACCAAGTCTCTTTAACCTGAACCCTGCGCGGTCATCAACGTTTAGAATCGCGGCGCATCTAGTGAAAAGAAATAGTACAGGGCTATGAGTTTTCGCAAAGGTTAATTTTTTAACTGATATTAAATAAAAATAAGTACCAAGGCACTTATTGTAATTGCTTTACTAGTAACTATAATTATAATCTACATATGAAATTTGTTATAGTTTTGTTTGTACTTATTGCAACACGTTTAGTAGCGGTACAAGATTGTATCCCAAACACATTTACAACAATCACATTCTTGTTAGGCAAACCAACAAAGAATGAAATGTGGATGAAAGAGTTTTACCCAACCGGTAAAGAAGCTACTCCCACACTTCGTGATGCGTTAGATATTTGGCATAAGAAAGAGCCAGAAATCGCTTTAACTCCTTTTTATTCTGCTTTGAAAGTAATGGCAGGTAATCAAAAAGAGTTTGATACAAAAATTGGTGTGCCTTACTTCTGGGTTGGTGAGCTTCCAAAAGAAATGGTAGCTGATCCAAGTGCTGCTAATGCTCACGCTGCAGTAGTTTATTTCTTTAAAAATAATGTGGTATTGGTTTCAACAGTTAATGCTAAAGATGTACCATTCAATTCAAATACCGCTTTTGACTTCTTTATTGAAACATTAGATTACGATACTTTTATAAAGAGAACATATTGGATATTTAAAATTGAGACTACTGGTGTGGTTAAATATACATCCTTGTTAGAATTACTAACAATCAAATAGTTTATTTTAAGAGGAAAGTTGATAATTTATATTATGAACAAACTACCTGGTACGTCTAGCAGAGCATTTTTCAGTCCTAATTACGGAAAGAAACCACAACCGGTTATAGAGCAAGTAACACCACCTACACCTATTCCTGTTTCTGATACTAATCCTGACCGTAAAGCTATTACAAATAGAGAAGTGTATATGGAAGATGTAAACAATATGATCCTTGCTGTTTATGACGCAATGGACAAGTCCAATATTAATTTCGTCAATGTAAATGAAGATAATACTTTTTGCGACAACCTTCAAGCTTTTCTTGAAAAACAGTTTCAATGGCCAGATTATAGGCACCACAATTAATGAAAACAGAAAGAAAAGTGTACATGGAAGATGTTCGTAGCGCAGCATTAGCAGCTATAGATAATCTTGAACATCATGGGGCACTTGATTATAATGATCAAACAACAGACAAACTTTATTGTGCAATTCATGACGTCATTCAAAAACATTTTGATTATCCTGATTACGCTAACTGGGGTTAGTATTGTTACTGGCTGTACTACCTATCACGGGGAAATTAAAGACATATCAAGGTGGGACCCAATACCTTACATGCCACCCCCAAACAATACACAACCTTTTTTTTAATTTTTTAAATGACTAGAATTGTAGCAATTTCTGACACGCACGGAATGCACATGATGCTTCCTAGCCTTCCTGATGGAGATATCCTCGTTCATACAGGCGATTTCTGCAATCATGGTAATATGATTGATTGCATGCGGTTCTTTGGTTGGTTTAATACCAAACCACATAAACACAAGATCGTTATTGCTGGTAACCATGATGTGTGGATGGAGAAAGCTTCTTATTCTGAGATTAAAGCTATTATTCCTCCTGAAATTACCTATCTTAACGATAGTGGTTGTGAGGTAGAGGGTATTAAATTCTGGGGCTCCCCTATTCAGCCCACGTTCTTTAACTGGGCGTTCAACAGAGATAGGGGAGAAGCTATTCAGAAACATTGGGACCTTATTCCAAAAGATACTGACGTGCTTATCACACATGGACCTGCTTATTCTAGGTGCGATGAGTGTCCCAGCTTAGATTATAAAGCTGTTCTTAAAAATGTAGGTTGTCAAAATCTTCTTGATACTATCAAAAAGATAAAGCCATTACTACATGTTTGTGGTCACGTTCATTATGGGTATGGAGATTGTTATAGAGATAACGTTACCCACGTTAATGCCTCAATTTGTAACGAGGCTTACAGTCCCATTAACAAACCTTATGTGGTGGATATTGTTGGAAAAACAGCTAATATAGTAAGAGTATATTAATATGAATAATTCCCACAAACTCATTTTATCAAAGAAGTCTAAAAAAAAGATTGCAGCTGTTCAAAAGTTAAATGTCTCTTTTAATAAGAAAATTGATAAACTTATTAACGAAATAGCAAAAGATAATAATATTGAAATTGGTAGCAAAGAATATGAAACACTTTGGGATCATATCTTGAACGAAACTTACTGGACAGTTGACTACAAATAATGAATAAATATACATTTGAATTTGAACATTACATTAATCAGCCTGCTAATAAAAAGGAGTGCTGGGTCTGGTGGTGGCCTGCAAAATGGTACACCCAACCATATGCTCTTACCATGGAAGGTTGGGATTTATTTGAAACATATGGTAGAACCAATTACCCAATTCAGTACTGGATTAGAAATGATGTAAATATTTTTTTTAGCGTTCGTATAATGCGAGTGCGTGAGTTTGTACAAGAGTTAAAATACCGTATTAAGAATCCACGCAAAGAAATGCGTGATATTGTATTCCCTCCTAAGTGGGTAGACATATGTGGTATGGTTATAGAATTTCACCTTCAGTGTGTTTTAGAGTTTGTTGACCGCGAAAAGTGCTTTGAGTTTACCGATTACAATTCAGATGATTTAAATAAAAAATTTGAAAAAGAATTGAAAGAAGCATATGATTATGCTAAATTTGGACGTGCTAAGCTTCTTAAACAAATAGAAGATGCTTGGAATAAAATACCTCTTAAAGGAGATCTTTATAAAGAAAAAGGGCTTAGCATTTACGATGAAGTTACAAAGTTGGAGGATTGGTTAGAGGAGTGTGATACTAAGCTTTGCCAATGGGTTATTGTTAACAGGAACCGTCTTTGGACTTAATTTATGATCGATACAATAAAATATTATATTTGGTTGCATTGGCCGATTATTGCTGGTTGGTCATGGGCAGTTAGTGGGGGTATTCATTGGGTTAATAACCATGGTAGGGTTCGGCTTCGACCACAAAAATTAATTTACAATTTAATTTGTGGGCCAATAGTTTGGTTCTGCCAATCAGTTGGATTCATATTAGACTTTCTTGATTGGGTGTTTAGAGGCTTTAAAACATGGCTGTACAAGCGTGATGAAAAAGAGTAAGCCAAAGAAAGAGCCGATAACTGAAGAAAAGAAAGAGTGTTACGCTTTTTATAGGTGCAACCGTTGCGGGTTTGCTATAACTGAAATAACGCGCAAACAACTTACCATCACGGATTATTGCCCCCAGTGTAATAAATATACAAACTATAGCGGCCCATACTATATGGGTAAGTAAATATAGCTATGGAATATATGGTTCGAAATATTTTTCTGGACTTGGATGAAACACTCATCCATACAAGTATGTTTGGGAATGACAACTCTACAGTTGCTGTCGATGTAGATGGGTGTAATTACTATGCAAGTGTGCGTCCTGGTGCCAAACTATTGGTAAATAGAATGAAGCAACTCGGGGAAGTTTACATGCTTACAAGAGCTACAAGAGAGTATGCAATTGCAATGATAAATGCCTTTGATCTTGGTATAGATACAAACCGCGTATTTGATAGAAAGATTGTAGGATCTGCAGGTTATCGTAAAATAGATGTACCTCCTGGTAAGAATTTTTTGATTGATGATTTACCACAATCACAAAATTATGAAAAAATTGCTGTACTTAAACAAATTGGACCGACAAAATACATTCAAATAAGCCCATATAAAGGGTTTAAAAGTCAAAGTCTTGAACCAGTTGAAATAGAACGTATTGTAGATACAATAGTTAGTGTATGATGGCACTAAATTATAGCGACGTTTATTTAACTCCTAACTACAGCGAATTAAAATCAAGAGCCGAAGCAGACACGTCGGTAACAATTAAAGATTTCACTTTTAAGTTACCGATCATTCCTGCTAATATGAAATCGGTTATAGATTTAAGTACCTATCATAAGTATTTTTTGTCTGGCGTTATTCCTATAATGCACCGTTTCAATGTAGATAACGCTCAATTTTTAAAAGGTTGTCAATGCGATTGGAAAGCAATTAGTGTTGGAGTTAAGGAAAAAGATGTAACTGAATTGTATGAATTACGTCACTTCTATAATTTACAACCAACGTGTGTTTGTATTGATATAGCTCATGGTCATAGCTTAATGATGAAGAATATGATTGGAAAGGTCCTAGAAATATTTCCTAATACTATTGTCATTGCAGGTAATGTCACTACACCTGATGCAGTTATTGATTTGCAAAATTGGGGTGCAAGTATGATTAAAGTTGGTATTGGTCCGGGGCAAGTATGCAGTACAAAAAACAAAACTGGTTTTCATGTACCAATGTTTACAGCAATTATGCAATGTGCTGAAGTAGCTAAAGTACCTATTATTGCTGATGGGGGTATAAAAGAGAATGGAGACATAGTAAAGGCTTTAGTTGCAGGGGCTGATTTTGTTATGGTTGGAGGTATGTTAGCTGCATGTTCAGACTCACCCGCTGAAATTATTGATGGTAAAAAAGAGTATTATGGCAGTGCATCTGAACGTAATAAAGGTCATAATAAAAATGTTGAAGGCTTTACTGCACACCTCACCCCCACAAATACCATACAAACAAAGTTATCAGAAATTCGTATGGATCTGCAAAGTGCGATTTCCTATGCTGGTGGTAAAGATCTTTTTTGTTTAAATCTTTCTAATGTTAAATATACTACATATAAGCGATGATTGTGTCTCTTTTAATTATTATTGTCATCACTGTATTTGTCGCCGTAGATAGTAGTATTGACGATTAGGAACGTTTTTATAATAAGTGATGCAATTTGATAATGATAATGTACAAGCAATTGCAACAATTGTAATTACAATAGTGGTAACAATTGTTAGTTTTAAATTTTACCTTTGGTATAGTTATAAGAAGGTAATTACAAAGCGGTGGAAAGAAGTAAATGAAAATAGTTGAATTAACTGAGAAGGAAGTTGCTAAAGCTCGTGACTTTGCGTTCGAGCTTATTCGTACAGGACGTCCTGGTACCTTTGAAAACTACTTTATTGGTACAGTAGGTGAAATTGCTTATGGTAAGTTCACCAATCAGGAGGTAAACTTTAAAGTGTATTCACATTTTAAAGGTGATGGGGGAGCTGACTTTAAAAATACACAAATTAAGACAACCACTTGGGAGGGGAGAGATAAACAACTTAAAGTGGGTACTAGTGATAAATCACTTAAACTTGCAAGTGTGCAGAAGTACGTACTTGCTCATGCTATTATTACTAACCCAACTAATGCAGTCTTGATCGGAGAAATATCCAAAGAAAACTTAATTAAAAGGGCAGTCTTAAATAAAAGCTGGAAATGTCTAGTTGTGGGTGAGCACAGGTTGGACGTTTGGTACGGATATGACACTGCAAAAAGTAGCTAAAAAAGTTACACCAGCATATACTTTTTATGCTTACTTGAGAGTGGATTCAAAGAAGCGTAGATATTATTGGCTTAACCCATATAATGAAAAATTTATTCCTTTACAATCTTCGTTATTTAAGTATTGGGAAAAAGTATAAAATAAACGAAACAATATTATTATGGGATGTGATATACATATTCTAATTGAATACAGGGCTAAGAGAGGTGCTTGGCCTGATAAGTGGACTTCTTTTGGTTACAAACCGATCAACCCGGGCCGCAGCTACGAGCTTTTCAATAAGCTTTCAGGTGTGCGTGGGGATAATGATGATCCTATTGCCACTTCGGGTTGGCCTAGAGATGTTAGCTGGGCCGCTAACTGCGCTAATAACATTTACATCACAGAAGATAGTGAAAAAGTGAGGGAGGGTGTTGTGTCTATGGAGACAGCACAACATTATGTTAAAAGCAATTTTAGCAAGTTTATTTCAAACGCTGAAGGTAAAATTGTTGCTGTAACCAATCCTGATTGGCATAGTCATGGCTATTGCACTGTTAAGCAAATGGCTAAGGCTTTACGTGGAAACACTTCTCCAGTGTATCGTGCTATGGTAGCTGCAGCTCGCTCGCTTTACAAGGATAATATGGATGTACGTTTTATTTTCTTTTATGACAATTAATAATGGCCACTTACTTTACATCTGATACACATTTTGGCCATGGCCGTATTATTGATTACTCTAACCGTCCATTTGCTAATGTAGATGAGATGGATCGTACTATTATAAGTAACTGGAATGCTATTGTTAGGTCGGATGATACTGTGTACCATCTTGGCGACTTTGCTGTAGGTGGGGGTCCTGCTATGAACTATCTCTCAGCACTAAATGGGCATATTAAGTTCGTTTGGGGTAATCATGATAATAGACTTAAATTGGTTATGGGTAATAGCCTATGGCCAATGGATATTGAGCACATCCGTCATATTTCGGTTGATGGGCAGCGTATCGTTCTATGTCACTATGCAATGAAGGTATGGGATAAGTCTCACAAGGGTGCATGGCATCTGTATGGGCATTCGCATGGCTCTCTTCCAGACGATCCAAATAGTCTTTCTCTGGATGTTGGAGTTGATTGTTGGGACTACAAGCCAGTGTCAATGCAACAGATTAAAGAACGAATAAAACATAAGACATGGAAACCGGTTGACCTCCACAATAATTATACAACATGAACACAAAATTAGTAGCCATTACCAACCCTCAATTGACTACTAATGCATTGTCACCAGAAGAGTTCATTGTTTATATTGCTCGTGTTAGCAACCCAGCCAATCAGTTTAATAAAGAAACTGGCCCAAAGCTTTTAAACTATCTTATTAAGCATAAGCATTGGAGTCCTTTTGAGCATGTAAGCTGTACCTTTGAAATAAAGACCTCAAGAGCTATTGCTGCTCAAATCCTCCGGCACCGTTCATTTACATTTCAAGAGTTTAGCCAACGTTATGCTGAAGTTAATGATTTTGAGCCTGTTGAATGGCGTATGCAAGGTAAAACAAATAGGCAAGTTGGAGATGAAGTTATTACTTTACCGGCAAACTTACAGTCAACATTTGATAATCTTCAAATGTTATTGAAGAGTACCTATAGTTCTTTAATTGATGCAGGTATAGCTAAAGAGTGCGCTAGAATGATATTACCTCTCAACACAAGCACCACTATTTATATGACAGGTACTCTCCGTTCTTGGATTCATTATTTGGATTTACGCTGTGCTGAGAGTACGCAAAAAGAACATAGAGATATTGCTGTACAGATAAAGAACTCTTTAACGCAAATTTTTCCTCACACATTTAAAGCTTTAGAAATTTAAAGCTGTGCTTATAATTTTTCAATGACTGTTGAAGCTTCAATTATACAAAAAGGTAAAAAAATTGTAGACAATTTATCTGCACAAGATAGGCACTTGGTATTGTTTGTAATAAATGACGCTTTTGCTAACGGTACACGAATTGGTTATGAAGATGGTTTTAAAAATGGTTTTCAAGATGGCTTGGGAGAGGGTATTAACAAAACATTACGTGAAAATGGTATTAAGGAACAAATTTAAAATAAATGTACAAATATGATTATGAAAAATATCAATAATGGTTACGGTATTCATGAGTACGTGTATAATAAGCGCGGTCAGTCTGTTGGCGTCTTTGCTGCTGTACCTTCTGATTACGATACATCAGTTGTCCATATTGGGTGGTCCCGGGCAAATAAGCGTGCTGGTGACCGGTTCGATAAAAAGATGGGTACTGTTATTGCCTTTGAGAGGTCACGTAAGGCAAGCGCTGCTGAGGTGCCTGCTTCAATGATTGATCACTACAATTTTTTTTATAATCGGTGTAAGCGTTATTTTAAGGAGCGTAATGTCGTTAGTAAAGTCGGTACCATCTAATTACCGTTTAATTGTAGAACTCGCAGCAATCGGAATCAAATGAGCAGCGCAATCGAGCTTTTCCGTGCATGCCTGCGACTCAGCATTAACCCGATTTGCGCCGCCCACATAACTGCCCTAACGACACTTAGACATAACATTTACGGTAACCGGTTGGAGGGTCTATGTACATATATTTTAAGCATCATTAATTAGCATAAATAATTACGTGTTTACAGCATTTAATAGCACGTACGAAAGATTAATAAACGAGTTTGTTGGTGTAGTGGAAGAAAAGAAAGGTGCACGTTGTACTAAAGTTACTGGACAAATGTCATCAACACGTTCTGATAAAAAGTACATGAGATGTGCTCGGGTAAATGGTAAATTAAAAAGAATACATTACGGTGATCCTCACCTTCGCATTAAAAAGTCCAATCCAAAACGCCGTAAATCGTTTAGAGCCCGTCATAAGTGTAGTTCAGCAAAACCAGGCACCGCTCGGTATTTTAGTTGTAAGAACTGGTAATTAAACAACCATATAATATAATATAGCTTTGGACAAACACCAAGAGCTGCGTTTAACATATTCACACAACCAAAACATTACCTCTTTTGCAGGTAATAGTTCGGCACCAGTACTTGTAATTGACAAAGAGGGTTTCGTTTACAAAGGTAATCGTATACAAGATGCAGGGGAAGCTCATAAAGTGTTTTTGGAAGTAATGTACAATATAAAAAATAACCGTATATGAGCCCAGAACTAGACAAAAAGCTTTGTGAAAAGTACCCAAAAATATTTGTTAATCGCAATAAGCCGATGAACGGAACTGCTATGTGTTGGGGGTTTGACTGTGGGGATGGTTGGTATCATATAGTTGATGCAATGTGTGAAGCAATGCAATACACGTTTAGTACCTCTTTACAAGTGGATGAGGTTAGGGGCAAGCAATGCAACATAACACCATATGTTTATAACAATATTTCACAATATATTCTCCCAGTAACGTGCCCCCAAGTTGTGGCCGATCAAGTTAAGGAGAAGTATGGTACATTGCGTTTTTATTTTCATCTTGAGTTTGAAGAGCGTTTTAAAGAGCTTGCTTACGGGGAAACACCATTGCCTAAAGCTACAGAATTTGCAAATAGATACTCTGACTATATTGATGGTATAGTGCATATGGGTGAAGTGCTGTCGTCGCGTACTTGTGAACATACTGGTAAGCGTGGCGAATTGCACGTGTCTGGTGGTTGGGTATGTACCTTAAACCGTGAGTTTGCTAAGACAGACCCTTTTTGTGTTAGTCGTAACTATGTGCCAGTGGCTGATTTACCAGAACAAAAAGATGGTACAATACTGCCCATTTCTATCTAAAAGATAAATAAAACGGTCTCAAATATTGAAGTAAAAATGCATACAAAGCAAAAAAACAAGCAACAGGCAGATATTTGTGTAATTACTCACAATGTAAAACAAAACGTGGAGTGTGTTAATAGTGAATTTCAAAAACTAGCCAATAGTAATAGTACCACTGATTGGAGGGCTTTAGATTGGTTTAACGCTGGTTATGAATTTGCCAAGCAACAAACTTCTTTACACGTAGACTAGTTTTTTAGGAACTGTTATATAATGTTTGTATGACATATAAACTGTTTGGTAAGGTTGTGGGTATTGTAATTGGTGTAATTGTTAGAATTGTTGCACTGTCATTTGTACTAGCGTACCCGACTATGTGGTTGTGGAATAGTACAATGCCTGAACTATTTGGCTTTAAGTCAATTGGTTTGTGGATGGCTTGGAAGATTAACTTCCTCACTAGCATCTTGTTTAAGGGTTCTTATACAACCAAGACTTAAAATGAAGAAACCTGGTACTAAAAACAAAAACTACGATAAGCAGATTAATAAAATTTTGAAGCTTATGTGTGAAATTGCTCACGACCAGTATTGGGAATGTGCTGATAATGGGTGTCTAGCTGAGCCTTATGATTTCAATACTATTAGTGAGCACTACTATCACGAGGTTAAACGAATTTTTGAAAAGTAATTATAGGAACAATCATAAATAATTGTATGAACGATCAAAAAATTAGTTACGCGAGGTGGGTTGGTTATCTTGAGTCAGTTCTAAAGGGTTTGATAACCCAATACGAAATACCTGGAGTTGTAATTACTGATAGGGAGATGTTTAAACAATTTATTGCTAAAGAGCTTGACAAGGCTGAAAAGTTTTCTACCTATTCAAATTAACATGCACACTTGCACCCCCTCACTTACAGCGTCAATGGCCGGTACCCGTTACCATCAAATTCGTACGCTCATTGAAGCTGAAATTGATGAGATTATGGCTGATATTAAAGAGAATGATTATTCAGACGAGAGCACTCGTGATGAATTGATAGTTAATTATCTAGATTTCATCAAAAAAGACTTGGTTAGCGACAATTACTAATATAAGAGTTCAAAAGAGCAAATCGGTACCTTTTAGGATGTGGTGGCACATAATGAATTGCAGAGAGCACACCATTCATCTTGGTACAAGAGTCTGTTTTGACCTTATTGCAGCTATTAATGATTTAAGAAAACTTCATAAAATAAGAGATTTGCAGTTAAATTGTAAGGAACACTAATATAATTATAACATGATCACTTACACAGTAAATGTTAATAACAGTGGAACAAAGTATTGGTACATTAATGATAAGCTCCATAGGGAAGATGGTCCAGCTCGTGAATGTGCTAATGGAGATAAGTGTTGGTATATTAATGGTAAGCTCCATAGAGAAGATGGTCCAGCTGTAGAATGGTCCGATGGATCTAAGTGGTGGTACATTAATGGTAAGTTCCATAGAGAAGATGGTCCAGCTGTAGAATATGCTAATGGAGATAAGTGTTGGTATATTAATGGTAAGCGCCATAGGGAAGATGGTCCAGCTTGTGAATGGGCTAATGGAGATAAGTGGTGGTATGTAAATGGTAAATTACATCGTGAAGATGGTCCAGCTGTAGAATATGCTAATGGAACAAAGTGTTGGTATATAGATGATATAAGGCTTACCGAAGAGCAATTTAATGCACGTAAGAAGCCATCATGTGAAGGTAAGACAGTACAAATAGACGGGGTTAAGTACAGGCTTACAAAAGCATAAAAGGAACTGAGATATAATTATAATATGATCACTTACACAGTAAATGTTAATAACAGTGGAGATAAGTGTTGGTATATTAATGGTAAGCAACATCGTGAAGACGGTCCAGCTGTAGAATGTGCTAATGGAGATAAGTATTGGTATATTAATGGTAAGCGTCATAGAGAAGATGGTCCAGCTGTTGAATGGGCTAATGGAGATAAGTATTGGTATATTAATGGTAATTACCATAGGGAAGACGGTCCAGCTGTAGAATGTGTTAATGGATATAAGTGTTGGTATATTAATGGTAAGCTACATCGTGAAGATGGTCCAGCTGTAGAATGGTCCGATGGAACAAAGTATTGGTATATTAATGGTAAGCGCCATAGGGAAGACGGTCCAGCTTGTGAATATGCTAATGGAACAAAGTGGTGGTATATAGATGATATAAGGCTTACCGAAGAGCAATTTAATGCACGTAAGAAGCCATCATGTGAAGGTAAGGTTGTAGAGGTTGACGGTGTTAAGTACAGGCTTACAAAAGCATAAAAGCATATACCATTAGCTAAGTGCGGTAAAAAAGATAGGGAATATTGTAATAATATATAAAATTGTTACGATTTATTATTATAGTAAGGGAAAATAGTTATTTACCTGGTTGTTTATTAGAAGATAGAACCAAAGAGAGACTAAAGATAACAAAGAGCATTGTAATAAGATATACGAAATACAATAAAACAGAAAATGAATGAACAGAATACGTGTCTACAAGCGCTAATACAATTAAATGAAACGGTATTGGCATACGCAAAAGCTCTACGCAATGCGTACACAGTGTTGTTTATTACTGTAACAATAATTGCAGTAAAGTTTAAAAGCACCAATCATACCACTGTGGCAATAGCGTGTTCGTTATTTGCAGGTGTCTTTGCCTCAGAGGCTTATGCTGAGCATTCGGCAGTAATAATATACGAAGAGCTATTGCAATCTCTACAAAAACGTAACAAATATATAATATAAACGTTTTGTTATGAGAAGTACGTTGAAATAATAGCTTTGAATGTAGATAAGTAAGTTATATGCAATTTAAGCTATTTTTCGAAAACTTTCTCGATAACAAAGGTCCCGGAAAGCGCGGTGACAGTGAGAGATATGCAATAAAGAAACACTCAACGTTAAAGCAATTGGATAAAATAGTGCATAGCAAAACAGCAAGTAAACGCAAGAAGCAATTAGCACACTGGCAAGCTAATATGCGTAGAGGCAAGAACAAGAAGCATAGGTAACACAAAAGAAGTACACGCAATACAATGCAGATGTGCGGCACCACGCAGTTAACTGCGGATACTGCGGATTTACTAAGAAAAAACTGCAGTAACTGCAGTAACTGCGGATTTACTAAGAAAAAACTGCAGTAACTGCAGTAACTGCGGATTTACTAAGTAAGTCCTTAGGACATCCCAAATTGCGTTCCCATTCCCCAAATAAGCCAATATGGGGCCACCAAACACACCTCCACATATAAGCCCTTCTAATACACACCCACACCACTACCCATACCGCGAACGCACATTATAATAATGTTCCTGTTAGTTATTTTAAGTTATTTGTACCCAGTCCTCGCCTGCCATATAGGCATCTTGTAACCATATTATATCACAGTTCCAGTTAAGCCAGTTTTCAGGAACTAAGATATAATCATAGTATGATCACTTACACAGTAAAGGTAAATTGCGATGGAACAAAGTATTGGTATATTAATGGTAAGCTCCATAGAGAAGATGGTCCAGCTGTAGAATGGTCCGATGGAGATAAGTGTTGGTATATTAATGGTAATTACCATAGGGAAGATGGTCCAGCTGTTGAATGGGCTAATGGATCTAAGTATTGGTATATTAATGGTAAGCTCCATAGGGAAGATGGTCCAGCTTGTGAATGGGCTAATGGAACAAAGTGGTGGTATGTAAATGGTAAGTGCCATAGGGAAGATGGTCCAGCTTGTGAATGGGCTAATGGAGATAAGTATTGGTATGTAAATGGTAAGCTCCATAGGGAAGATGGTCCAGCTGTAGAATGGGCTAATGGAACAAAGTGTTGGTATATTAATGGTGAAGAGCTTACTGAAAAACAATTCAATGCACATAAGAAGAGCCTATGCGAAGGTAAGGTCGTAGAGGTCGATGGTGTTAAGTACAAGCTTACAAAGGTGTAAAGGAACTGAGATATAATCATAGTATGAACAATGATATGCAAGAGCTCTATAAAGCATCATTTAATCGCGAGCGCCATGGATCACTTTTTGATCGCGGGAGTGCTGATAGCTATTACCGCCGAGGCCATAATGCGCATTGGTACCCTAATGGCTCTTATAATGATCCCAGGGTCACTGATCTTGATGATGATCAGATTGCCGAATACAATGCTGGGTATGATGATAATGAGAGTAATGGAGATCACAAGATGTGGGAGTAATGGAGATCACAACTTGTGGTGATAGGAACTGAGATATAATCATAATATGAAAATTACACGTAAAATTGTTAATCTACGTATCGATCTAGATTACAGTGAGTGCATGCAGATGTTAAACGAATATCATGCTAATGCTCTCCAAGATCTTATTACGTACGAAAGTGATAAAAACCAAAATAATCTGTTTATACTTGAGCTTTTTAAGCATACTGAGAGCAGTAATTGGTTTCAAAATCTCATTGAGAAGCACGGCATTTTTTGGATCTCTTTAATCGGTGGTCGACTACGCGACACTGTTGAGCAGTACCCATATCTGTTTGGATATGGTGAGGAGATTAACCTGGCCTTCAATGACAATGATATCGATCCCAATAATTTCGAGGTGTGGCTTGATGGTGCAAAGCTCAATAGCAACATAATCATTGGTCAGCTTTAATTTTGAGTAAATTGTAATTACCTTGATGGACATTACAGGAACGGTGATATAATAATTGAGTTAAGATAACAATAACAAACAACAAAAAACAAACACAGATACATATGAATAACAACAATACTAAGTTCACTGCCACGCTTGTTGAGCAGAATACGAAGAATGCTATCGTTGCTTTGCGCAACGAGACTAACCTGAGTGAGAAGGAGCTCATGACGCTTGTCGTCGATGTTGCCCTAGAGCATAAGAGCGACATCGTTACGAGGGCTGAGGCCGTTAATGCTGCCAACACGGCTGCAAAGGCTGAGCGTAAGAAGGCCTCATATGAGGCCCTTAAGGCCAAGCTCCAGGCTGCTCGTACGCAGAAGGCTCCCAAGAAGACGAAGACTACGAAGAGTAAGCCTGCTCCGGCACCGGTGCCTGCTCCCGCTGATACAGTTACTGCCTAAGTTAGGCAGTTTTGGTGGAGGAGGATAATCGATGACGTCGATTATCCGGGAGGGGTTGGGTGGTGCCAACCCCTCCTTTTGTGTTTGGAACACTGATATAATTATAATATGATCACTTACACGGTAAATGTTAATGAATGTGGAGATAAGTATTGGTATGTAAATGGTAAGCGCCATAGGGAAGATGGTCCAGCTTGTGAATGGGCTAATGGATCTAAGTATTGGTACATTAATGGTAAGCTCCATAGGGAAGATGGTCCAGCTTGTGAATGTGCTAATGGAGATAAGTGTTGGTATATTAATGGTAAGCTCCATAGGGAAGATGGTCCAGCTCGTGAATGTGCTAATGGAGATAAGTGGTGGTATATTAATGGTGAAGAGCTTACCGAAGAGCAATTCAATGCATGTAAGAAGCCGTCATGCGAAGGTAAGGTCGTAGAGGTCGATGGTGTTAAGTACAAGCTTACAAAGGTGTAAAGGAACTGAGATATAATTATAACATGATCACTTACACAGTAAATGTACCAGTAAAGGCTCTAACAGTAGACGTTAATGACGGTGGGGGTAA